TCCTATTACCGGAAAGAACCAGTATTTGTAGATTGTTGTATAACCCAATTTTTTAAGAAAGCTCCAATACAAGGATTCGTACCGGTAATAGGATAAGTTGTTAAAGTAGTTGGAATAGGATTTGTGACATCAGTAGGAGAAGCAAAATAAACTTGTGCATTAGCACGATCTTTTGCAGAAGGATCAGTATTAGTTATAGAGAACCCCCCATCCCCCCTCCAGCCTTTACCTAATACACATGCCATTTCAATTGTAAAATCAAAAAGTGCAATATTAGTAGATGCATTATGAGAAGATGATACTATTTTACCTGTGGTACCTAATCCATTACTTCCTTGATTATTCTGTGATATAGGTTTTCCAGGTGCACCAGCTCCAGCCACTAATGTATTATAATCAGATGCTGATATGCTTATTGTCAAGTTTTGAGTTTTGTTAGAACCTATTGGCCCCCAAGTTGGTGAGGTTAAGCATGAACCAGCTGGTTGTTTAGGTTCCCACACTTGCTGGGGTCCTAAAATACAATCTAATTCTGCTGTGGGAGCTTCGGATGGAATCAATCTTTGGTCAGCTGCTGTGTAATTACCACAATCTAAACTTCCATAGGCTCCGTCATTACCATTTTTACTAACATCTCCATTTACTGAAATTGAAATAATTCGGTCTGTTCTGTTAGGTCCTTTTCCTTTTAGACTTCTAGCTAAAGGTAATAAAAAGTCGAGAATTAATGGACAACCTAATTGGTCAGGATCATCTTCCCACCATTGAGTTAATCCAGTTGGTAAAGGAGCTACTGTTTTATCTTGATTATAACTTAACCCAAAATCTACAGGACCGTTGGGAGCACAATAAGAATAATTAGCTTTCTTAATATCCCACAAAACGTTTGATCCTGCAACACTGCCATATTTAGCTCCCGAACCAGGGGAATCTATAGTTGGAACTTGAACTGGTAGGCCTGCTCCAGGGAGTATGGGTGTCCAATCTCCAACCAGTACCATAGCATTAGTAATTTCAGGATTATCTACTATAAATGAAATATATGGGGAAAAGAATTCTTTTGCCCAGTTTCTTACCATTGCCCATGATTGGTGTTGATTATAGGCTACTGTTAATGAATCTTTAGCTCCTAGAGGCGTACCATTTGAATAGTATTCTTGTGAAAGCATTGATGACATGTCTGTTGTTCCCCAAGAAGGTATACCGTAAGTTGTAACATAAGTTTTCGGAAGGTGAGGGTCACCAGTTGGGATAGGATATGAAGGAATTGCTGTATATTTTATTCCAGACTTAAATTCAGTGACTAAATTTTTAGGAGCAGTACTAGTTGAACCAGAACTATTTCTAGTTGGAATCATCATTAAATAATAACTAGTACCTGGTAATAATTGTTGAGGAGAAAGAGTTGACCATGAAGTAGGACCATAATTTCTAATATTAAAATTAGTAGGTGTGGTAAAAGTAGGACTTACACTAATGGGATTTGGATTAGTAGCTCCTGGTGAAGGATCGGGTTTAGTTTGATAAATTTTAACTTGCCATGTTTCAACACATTGAGAATATTTAATTTTGGCAGAACTCCAATCTATAGCAGCTCCAATCTGTTCTGGATTAGTTTCTGTACCATTTTCTGGTACAGAAGTTACTGTTCCACTCCATTCTATACCAGTTCCAGAAGTAGCTCCTGTATCACATGAATTGCTTGGTGGAGTTGTTGGTTTTCCAGTAGTAAATGGTATTGCTAAAAAGGGAGGGGAAGAACATATAGGACTTATAGAAGTATCTATTTGTGGTTCACATCTTAACGTATAAGAAGTTTCTGACTGAAGACTTGATACTATAAATGTATTTGGGTCTTTACCATGTTCACCTTCAGGAGTATTTAAAATATAGAAATTACGAGGGATTGTTACTGATGACGAATTAGGATAAGTAGCTATTAGTGAATTTCCTTGATAGATTTTAAGCTCCCAATTTTTTACACAACCTGGTCCTCCTACAGATTTTTGAATGCCGAATTTCAACCCTGTTACATTCCAAAATATTTCTGCCCCAAAACTAAGTTCAGAACTTAATGGTGTAGCTGTAGGATTTGGCACTGGAAGAAAAGATGGATTTCCTGCCATTCCATTCCATTCTGATGATGTGCCTGTACATGTTCCATCACAACTACCACTTGCGCTTGTTGGACTTGCAAATTTAACATTAGACCAATCACTAGGACCAACTCCGTTAACAGAATTTACCCTAACCCAATATTGTGTATCTCCTGTTAGTGGTGTAATAATTAAAGTATGTACTTGAGGGTTAGTTATCGGAGAACCAGGAGCAGCAGAAAACCCGCTAGATGGTCCAGTGGAAGAAATCTCAACATTATATGAACTTATAGCTTCGCCACCATTTGATGCACCTGGAGTCCAATTAGCTTTTAATTTAGCAACTCCTGTTAGTAAAGAGTCCAAAACTGGAGCATCCGGCTTTGTAGGAACAGGTTTTAAAGTTCCTGTTGTAGAAATTGATGGACCATAATTTGGGTTGTTAGTATTTTTTGCAGATACTGTATAAGTATAAGTAGTACCTTGTTGTAAGTTATCAGAATCAGTATATGTAATGGTGTCTTTAGGATGGTCTGGGCTTGCTTGTACTAATACGGCTGATGAAAAGGCGGGATTCCTGATTACTTGATAAAGTTGAAGAGAGGCACCGCCATTAGATAAAGGTGTATCCCAAGATAATAATATTGAAGATTGCATTCCATCAGCGCTTAGATTTAAAGGAGCAGATGGTGGGTTTATTACTTTATTAGTTTGAGCGCTTCCACTAGCAAAAGGACCATCCATATTTACTACACCATTTCTAGCAGCAATTCTAACATAATAACCAGTTCCATCTTGTAATGGAGCACCTGCGTACGTAGTAATAGTAGTTGAAGTTACCGATGGTTGTATAGTATTATTAGAATCTTTGTTACTAAAATCAGCATTAACTGACCACTCTAGATTATAATTAGTTATGGCACTTCCACCCGAGCTTAAGGGACTTTCCCAAGAAACACTAATTTCTTTTACACCACCATCTAGAGTAAAATTTCTTGGTACTGATGGAGCTGTGGCCGGAGTAGAAGGAGTAGCAGATAAAATATTTGATTCAGGGCTAGAGCCCGCAATTGACGTCGCCTTAACCCTAAAATAATATTTTGTACCCCCAGTAAGACCAGGAATATTAAGCTGAGTTTCCTTCGTGCTTAATGTACCAAGTATAGTAGTACCAGTTGACCACTCAGCCGTATAATTAGTTATTGGATTTGAACCTGAATTAGTAGGTGGTTCCCAAACTAAATTTACCTCTAACGGTCCTGGTGTTGCAGTACGAAGGACGGGTGCACTTGGGGGAGTAGGGGTAATATTAGGTAATGTCTTTGTCTCTAAAGCCGCGGAAAATGCACCAGCCCCTACTGAGTTAGTAGCATTTACTTGGAAAAAATAAGTAGTATCGTCTGCTAAATTACTACCTCCTATCATTGTAACAGAAGTAGATAAATCTAAACCTGTATAAACTGTGCTAAATGTTCCAGTAGCAGTACGAATTTGTAATACATAAGAGGTAATTGCTTTTCCTCCATTATTTAACGGAGCTTCCCAAGATACTAAAAATTGTCGATGACCAGCTTTAGCGCTAAGATTAACAGGTATACCTGGAACCTGAGCAGGTTCTGGACCCGTTTCTACTCTAATTGTATCGGAATAAGGTCCAGCTCCTTGACCATTAACAGCAGATACTCTGTACCAGTAGAAAGTTTGATCAGGAAGTGGTTGAATAACAGCAAATGAATTTGTCGGACTAGCAACTAATCCCCAAATTCCAGGAGTTCCATCATTATCTTCAGCTTGTTCAACGTTGTATTCTGTGATTAATGAACCTCCTGAATCAGTAGGTTCATCCCAAGCTAATGTTATTAAATATTGCCCACCATAACCTACAAAATTTATAGGTTGACTAGGAGGATTAATAACAGGTGGAGGAGGGGCTGGGTAAGGATTACCACCAAAAGTCAAGAAAGAACTAGATGTTTGTTCAGGAAAACCATCTTGATGTACTACTATTTCAATTTGAACTCTGTATAATTTTGTACTGTCTAGAAATGGAAAAGGATCTAACATTAACCCAAGAGGAGTAGAAGAAGTATAAGATCTATATTGAGTTTTAAATATTTGATTAAAATTTCCAGATGAATCTAACTGATATAGAATCCAATTCATATATCTATCCACAGCATTAAAATCACTATTCATTGTTATAGGATTTGCCGGTAGAGTCCAAGTAAATGTTGGTTTATACTCAGTATCATATCCTGGAGAGCCCGGTGGTAATAAATTATAAGAAACAGATAAATTAGAAACAGGATTAATATTAACTGGTTGAGGAGGAGTTGGAGGAGTTGAACCTGGAATTGGTAAAGATGAATATCCTAAACTAGGCCCTACATTAATTCCCCCTGTTGGATACCCATCTGCCTCTGTATTATTAGAATCAGCTTGCATATAATTTATTTTTACTGTTATTTCTCCTGTAGTCAAATTAATTACGGAATTGCCATTATTTTTAAATTGTATATTCAAAAATCGTGAGTTGACACTAGAACTTCTGAACAACTCGGTTAAGGGGTGATAAGGCTGTGATGGATTAAATATACCAGAAATAAAATTAGAATAAGGTTTTGAATGAATAATTATTTCGGAACCTGTGGAATCAGTTGAAGAAGTAGTATCTCTACCTAATAAAGCAGCAATCTCTACTTGATCTGATAAATTACTAACACCTTCCGAGAAAGCACTAACCCCAATTATTGTACCATTAGTAGGAATTTTACCTATATTAACTACAGAAGTGGAATTAGCATCGATAGTAGTTAAATTATTTATAGATAATTTATATATAAGATCTTGAGATTCAACGGCATTATCCGACACGTTTGTAAATATACTTCTTTCGGAAGTGGAAGTACGAGAAACTGTCTTTAAAGAAGATGAAGACACATTAAAAGTTGTAGACATTTATTATGTTACATTTTTTTTTGTTTTTAATTAATAAAAATGAACTTTGCTGTCAAACCAGGCTCTATAGGGGCCTTTCAAACACAACCTTCTCGATCATTATTTTCTAATTCTTCAAATTATAGTAATAATAGTAACAATACATTAGGTTATCAAACTATGTTATTCGAACATAGCCTTTCTCTTTCATTTCCTACTGGTGGTGCTTCACCACAAGTAGTAAGTGTTGATATTGGGAGCGTACCCTTAAATTGTTTAGTATTTTCCGCAGTTTGTTATTCTGAAAGCCTTACAGGAATTGGTGTTAATGGTAATACACTAATAACTGGAAATACTGTCAATAGTAATTTAACTATGACAGTTAACTCACTCACTAATACCGGAACTAATACTATTTTAAATAATTCATTAGCATATCCTAATTTTGTATCAGGTGAATTTAATCCCCAAAGTTCTACAAGTCCTTTCATTTCAATATTACGAGATTCTGCTGTTTCTGCATCTTTAAGATTAACTTTTTCTTACATTCCTTCTACTGAAGAGTTAAATACGTTAACTGGCGACATCATTGTTAAGGTTTCATTACAACAAATGGATCCTAATAATACTACAGCAGATGGTTACCCCACAGGAGGAATTGCAGCTGGACCAGTTCGTGGTTCAAATTCTTTGTAAATCTTTTTTTTAATTATTTTATTAAATTATTAATATAAAAGATATGAACTTTAACTTTACTTTGTTTGAATTGATCAAAGAAGGTGTTGAATTCCAGAAAAGAAAGGAAAAATATGTTACTGATAATGGTGGTACTGGTACTAACGGAGATAAAGCTGCTGGTATGATTTTAGGAATGTCAGTTGGTGTTTATGCAGTAGCATTAATAATTGCTTTGGTAATCTGGATTACCGCCATCGTCCTTCTTGTATCTAATTGGAAAAATCTTCCAACTTGGGCACGGGTTGTAGGAGTCTTAGGGCTTCTACCAATAATACCTATGGGTCCTATTATAAGTTTAATAGTAGTTATAATTGCTAAAAATCAATCCCATTCGGTGATTTCAGCGCCACAAGTTGGCAGTGCTTTTTCTCACCCCTATCATAATATGGTTCAAGGATATAACTAAATAGTTTACAATTTAATTACATTTTGTATTAAGAATTAATACAAAATATGATAATTTAAAAAAGTAAAATTCACGACTAATAATGTCTAAACGATTAATAATAGCTTTTACTTTATTAATTTTAGTATTTGGATTATTTGATGATAAAGGTAATCAGCGTAATTGTTTTAAAAAAATTAAATCTAGACTTTAAAATTTGTATAAATTAAGATTTATCAATTACCACTTGTAATCTTAACACAGCTTTTTTATCATCAGTAGCGTTATCGTCTTTTGGTAAATATTTAGCACCTTCAATGAATGACATATCTCTACAATGATTCCACTTATGATCACAACCATTTTCTTGACATCTTCCACATGTTAGTAAATCATGTGAACCTCTTCCATCAATATTTGCTCCCCATCCTCTATTTCCCCAAACCATTTTCTTATCCATACATATCCAACAAGATACTCTGGAAAAAGCTTCTTCAACAGTAGATTTATTTTTGTTAGTTAATAAACTTAATGTATTTTCACGTGTAATTCTATCAAGAACTTGTTGAGTTCTTATACGATGTTCATTTTGTAAGTGCTCCCAATTCATTTATAATATAAATATATTATAAATGAATAATTTTTTTGTCCTTATTCTCTAAATTTAAGCCATTCTGAAAGCTGTTCATGTGCCGCATCTACACACATCTCAAAAACTTTTGGGTCTTTCATAATTTCATCAAGCTGTGTCCTATCAAGTTCAAGAATCATACCCGTTAGTTTATCAGCATGTTCAGGAAAACGCTCCTCTATAAGTTTATAAATACGATCGCCAACTACTTGGCGATCCTCAGCTGGTGGCTCGACCGTGGGCAATGATTTTTGTAATTCTTGTTCAAAATTCTCAAAAGAGATTAACTCAGTACTAGATGTATTCTTCTTTTTCTTTTTCCCCATTAAAGATATAATTATCCTAATTCTATCTTTAAATATTTTTATTTAAAGATATTTATCGCGAATAGAGTTTTATACCCGGGGATGATCAGGTACTTTTTTCCAAAAATAAACACCAACAAGTCCTAATAAAAATAGAATACCGGCTACAATAGCTACTATTAGTAAAATTTTATTATTGGTTGGTTTTGATTTACATGGGTCATCTTTTGATTTAGCTTGAGTATGTCCATCACTACAGCACCCATTTATAGTTCCTTGACAACCACCCACATTTCTTGTTTTATCAGAATTTTTTTGTTTTGGATCCGACATTTATTTTTTGCAATATTTTAGTTTTATAAAAATCTAAGTAATATAATTATTTTTTAATTAATTTAATAATTAAAAATGGATACAATTACAATAGTAAGCATTATTATATCTATTGCAGTACTAGTTTGCGGAGTTTATTTGATTAGTAAGGTCCTAATGAATAATAATTATTCAAAAGATGACCACGAGGTTGATACAAAGGACCATACAAAGGACCATTCAAAAGATGACCCCGAGGTTGATTCAAAGGACCATACAAAAGATGACCCAAAGGTTGATACAAAGAACCATACAAGGGACCATACAAAGGACCATACAAAGGACCATACAAAGGACCATACAAAGGTTGATACAAAGGTTGATACAAAGGACCATATAGAAAAAAATATAAGAAACAAATCAACAATCTTTGGAAAATATCAAACTTTATCAATTTCTGGTGGTGGAACTCGATCTTTTGCCGCAGCTCATTCCGTAGTTCAATGGTTAGGTGATGAATTATATACACAAAATATGTCTGGACAAGACCGTGTAGGTAAGGTATTTAAAAATTTTACAGATATTAGTGGTGTAAGTGGGGGCGGATGGTTCGCAGCCTGTATAGGATATTCTCCTAAGTTTGTAAATGCTGTATATGCTGGAGGTGATATAGGAAGAGCTGCTTCTATAGCATGGTTCAAAAATATGGTTCCTCCTTCAAGTAATTGGTTAGAAGCAGACTATCATTTACTAGCTAGAGCCAGGAATTTCCTTACTCACTCTTGGGGAGACTTTTTAGCTCAAAATATTTTTACTGGGGGAGTGTATAATGATTTGATTTCTAGAAATTTAAGAAATAAATTACCTTTATTTCAAAATAAAAGTATAATATGGGCTCTTTCAGCCCAAAAACAGTTTGAAACAACTAATAAAAATGATACTCAAAAACCTATTGTTTATAAATGTTTAGAAAGGCCAAATCCTAATACTTTAAATTGTCCTGGGTCAGCTTGTCCTCATGTTCCTTTAATACCAATGTTAGCTGGAACAAATCCACGTAAAGAAATTGATTTCATGTTTATGGATTCTAGAAATGGTGTGTATAATATTTCTGTTGACGATAAAACTGTCGATAACATAGATATGCAAAATCAAGGGCTTACTCAAAATTATTTAAATACAGTTTGGGATATTTCTATTACAGGTAGTTCCTTTTTTGGATTTTTACAAAATAATGAACTCATGGGAAAAATTATTTCTTCTACAAAGTCTAATTGGGTTCAGGATGCTTTACAAAATATATTGAACCAAAGTAGAAAGTATTCTAAACCTCAAATATCAGTATTATCGAAATTACCTAATTACTATAAATTTTCTACAAATGATTGGTCAGTATTAAATAGTTGGGATCCTAATAAAGTTTATGAATTAAGTAAAAAATATAAATATATAGGTGCAAGTGATGGAGGTACTTTAGAAAATATGGGACACTCACATGTATTAAATTCTATTCAAAAAGAAAATGTAGATACAGGTAAAATAACTATGGTTTTCATGGATACTGGTTGGGGAGGTCAGTGGAATATGGTACCAATGAATACATGGGAATCTTTTGGAAGAAGTATTAATAAAGGGTTGAGTCCTCTCGAATTTTTTAAAATAGGTGGCCAAAGCTGGACAAAATATGTTGGTGGTTCAGGAACACTACAGTTTGCTCAGTTAAATGCTAAAGTATGGGAATGGGATGCAAGGAAATTAAAATACGACTCAATAAATGGAGAAGTTAAACCAGCTAGTGGGCATTTACCGGATGGAGCTGTCAGATATATGTATTTTGAAGATTTAGTTACAATAGACAACCCATTCTATGGTATTAAAGCAGGAACCCATGTAGACTTACATGTCATAGCAATCAATGGTCAAGGTGTAAAAATGTTGCCATTTAAAAGAGAAGAAGCAGTAGCTTTGGCTGAGCTACCTCAAAAGGTAAAAAGTTTTTTGAATGACCCAAAAAGAAAGGAAATGAAAAATATGATTCTTAATTTATTTAGATAATATGTTTCTCTACGCATTTCAAAAACGTTGGACCCGAGAACATTTATTAGATTAAAATCTAATAAATGTTTGTATATTATTTTAGGTTGGTATATCTTTTACCAAATCGCTAAATTTTACATATTCTATTTCCCAAGATTTAGCAAGATTTAAAATGTCCCTAGTTTTGTCAGTAACATTTTTACCAAAATATTTTGTTTTACCATATTCCAATTCATATTCTTGATAGGCAACACAGACAATTTTTAAAGGTTTACCATAAAGTTCTGGTATACTTTGATATTTAATCCAAGTTCCCAACACTTTTTCACCTGCTGTTCCAGCTATAGTCCAACTAGAAGTTTTGACTTCGTACATAAATTTATCTGTCTCCCAATCAGGTTTTAATCCCCCTTTTATACTGGGTCTTCTAGGATTTTCACCCTTTTCCTCCAAAACCTTACATACCATTTCTTCTCCTAGTATATTAGTCCATTGTCCAGAATTGGTTTTGTTAATCATTGAATTACCCCATTTCCTCTCTTCTGCTTTTTTTTCTTCCTTCAGTTCTTTTATAGTTTTCCCAGGAATTTTATTAATATTATATAGGTTAGCAGATGACCATTTTAAACACTGTTGCCAAGCATTTTCTGAGAATTTTGATAAACTTTTTGTTTCCATTATATGCGTGATAAGAATCTGTAATACACTAAATCAAATTTATTTATAGATAATAACTTCTTTTGCTGTTGCACCAGGATTCTTTGAATTAATTGCTCTTCTTGCTACAATAGATTCGAATTCATAGTCTTTAAAACTGTCAGTTACCATTTCTACATTAGAATTACTCATTACGAAATTAATACCTGATTTTTTTACAAGGTCAAATAACATTTCGTGCATTTCTAAATCAAAACCATCATTGACATATCCAACAAATGATTTTGAATTTTCAGGAGCATATGGAGGGTCTAAATACATAAAATCGTCTTCCTCAACATTGCTTATTGATTCTCTAAAATCACTATGTATAAATATTACATCTTTAATTAAATCACTAATAGTATCCAAATCTTCACGAGATATTATAGAAGGTGTGCTCTTGTAATGCCCAAAAGGAACATTATAGCCATTTGGCCCTTCTCTATACATTCCCCTGAAACAAGTTTTATTAAGAATCATAAATAAGGCTGAACATTCTACTGTGTTTTTATCTATATTATTATATTTATTTCTTAACCAATAATAATAACTTTCTTTTGATGTTTTTGCCTCATCAAGAGTCTCTGCTGTCCTAATAACTAATACTCCGTCAAGACTATCGTATTCTTCCATATATGTATTAATATAATCATACAATTCATCTTTATTGGATTGAATATTTTTATATACGTTGATTAAGTCATTATTAATATCATAAGCCATAATTCTACCGTGAATTGTAATCTTGTTCTGTTTATATAATGATAAAACAGCAAGCAAAACACTGCCACCTCCCAAAAATAGTTCATGGTAATTTTGTATTTCTTTTGGTATTTTCGCAATTATATCATGGATAATTTGTGTCTTACCACCAACCCATTTTAAAAATGGTTTTTGTATTTTGTAATCTGTCATTTTTTATTATGACAAAGACATCCTTTTAAAAAACCAATTTTATTTTAATTACGTAATTATAATACACATCAAGCAATCTTTTATCAAGATTTAGTTTTGAATTTTTAAAGTATTTTCCTAAATATATAAATTATTTATTTATTTAGGAAAATCAATTAAAATATAAATATTTTATTATAAAATGAATTTTGAATGCGAATACTGTAATAAAACATTTAATCTTAAAGGTAATATGATTAAACATCAAAAAACTGCAAAATATTGTATAGTGATACAAAAATCTACAAATAATAATAATAAGGTAGATCACATAAGTTATGATTGTGAGTTCTGTGATAAAAAATTTACACAAGCTATCCATTTATACAGACATACACCTATATGCCTAGATAAATACAAATTTGAAATAGGTAAAAAAAATGTAGAGATTTTTGAATTGAAAGAAAAAGTAGCAAATCTTAAAGAAAAGGTAAAAATAATTCAATTAGAAACTGAGAATCGGATTTTACGTGATATATCAAAAGAAAATCGAGCAACTATTAACGAAATAGCAATACAGCCAAATATACAAACGAATACGAATAATAATGATAATATAATGATAGCTACACCGATAGATATAGAGAAAGATTTAATTAACAAGAAGATAAAAATATAGATTTTCAAAAATACAAAAAATGTTTTGAATTTTTAAAGTAGATACTTTTTTGAAGTACTTTAAAAATTTTATAATCTCAATTCTCTAATACAAATCTATGTTTCTGCACACATTTTAAATGTGTGCAGAAAAAAATCGATGGAAAAAAGAATTTTTTATGATTAATTCTAGATATTTTATATATTTTATATAGAAACATAATAGACTAGATAAGACTAAATAGAACTAGATATTATTATTAAAAACTAAATCTATCTTTTAATAATAATATCTAGTAATTTAGTTTTATATGTTATAATCTATTTTATGAAACTAAATAATTTAAAGAATAAATTTTTAAATATAAAATGTCATTTGAATGCGAGTATTGTTCCAAAATGTATTCTTCAAAGAGTAGTCTTAATTATCATCAAAAAACTACAAAGTCTTGCTTAAAAATACAAGAAACTTTAAAACCTAAAGAAGAAATTAATAGTATAACTTATGATTGTAAATACTGTAAAAAACAGTTTTCTACCAACCAAAGATTAACAAAACATACATTGATATGTATAGATAAATACAAATTTGAGTTGAATCAAAAAAATATAGAGAATTTTCACTTAAAAGAGGAAATCGAAATACTTAAAGATAAGATAAAAACAGTTCGGTTAGAAGTTGAAAATGAATTTTATAAAAATCAATCGAAAGAGAATCAGTCAACTATTAATGAAATAGTAAAGGAAAGTCAGTCAACTATTAACGAAATAGCGAAGCAGCCTCGTGTGCAGACGAATACGAATAATAATAACAAAATAATGATAGCCGCGCCAATGGATATGTCTTATGGTGCGATAAATCAAGCTATTCAGAGTAATTTTTCTGATGAGTACTTGATACAGGGTCAGAAAGGGGCGGCACGTTTTGCTTACGATAATATACTTAAGGATGAACAAGGTAAATTGAAATATATATGTACAGACGCCGCAAGACAAATATTTCAATATAAAAACGAGGAGGGAAAGGTACAGAAAGATGTGAGGGCTACTAAACTGGCGAAAGCGTTACTGGATGGGGAAATTAAGCAAGCATCTCATAAGATAGCTTGTGAAAAGATGGCTGGTGGTGGTGATATGGAGTTTCAAGCTTTTACGAATAATTATTATGAGATAAAAGATATGGAGGAAGATAATAGTGAGTTTAGTAAAGAACTTACGTCTTTGACAGCTTAAATTTGTTTGTATTTTTACAAACAAATTTATTCAATCATATTTTAGTTGTCTAATTCAATATACCATTCATTATCTTCAAAATAAATAGTAGTTAAATTAAAAACAGGTATATAAGTACAAAACTCTTGAAGTAAATTAAATTGGTTAACAGTGGTATTATAACGAATCATCTTTAATTTATTGACGTTTTGCTGTACCAGTTGTCTTGATTCTCTCGAGAGGCTCGAAACTGTCAAGTGATCAACCATATTGTTGTTATATATGACGCTTAGAACGTCTGTTGGCAGTGTGGATAGCTTCATTTTAAATTTTTAAAATGAAGTTGTATTAAAAAATTAAATTTATTCTAAATTATTTCAATTAATTCCTGTTCAGAATGGGAAGACAAAGCTTTTAAAATTATTTTTAATTGTAACCATGAAATATCTTCAAGTTGATCCATAATTGGAGTAAGTTTAGAATTTTCAGGTAAGTTATTTTTGGCTTTATTTACAGCTTTAATATTATCTACGGTAATTATAATCGTGGTTTCCTTTATTTCTGAAGGATATGTACCATAATATTCGGAAATGTGGTTTTCAACTGTCATAGATTTAATATTTCTGATTGTAGCAATTTCTTTTACTTTACTACCGTTTTTATACAAATTAATGGTTTCTTGTATGGTATTTGAAATTTTAGGTTTACATTTTTCTGTAGTGTTTTTCTTTGGTTTAGGTTGGACGCATCCTGGTTTTACTAAACTTAATAGTTCAGAACCGTAGTTAACTGCAAATTCTTCGGATACACCATCTACCATTATAAGTTCCATGAGGGTGGTTGGTTTTATTTGTTTAATATTATGTAATACTTTATCATTTAGAAAAGTTTTTTCAGAGATATTATATTTGTCAGCCATTAATTTTCTAACTCTATCATACACGTGTGTGCTTTTCATGATACTGTTATATAATAATTCTGGGATAAAGACTTGGATGTTTTGTACATGATTTTTAGTTGTAACTTGGTATAGGATACCAAATTTAGTATTATCTTTTTTGATAAATTTCTTCTTACATAGCTCATTTATAATAATTTTTAAGTAATCTTTGAGACCAATACTTTTACATAATTGCAGTGTCTTCGTCATTCCTAATGCGTAAGGTTCTAGTGAAAGAATGTCTATAACTTTGTTTGCATCTGTAGTAATATCGAAGAGTATTCCTACTTGTACACAGTTACAGTTATCACAAATAGCACATTTATCTTCCTCAATATTTTCTGTGGGAAGACTTCCATTTTTGAGATATTCATCAATCATAACTTGTCTGCAAATACTATTTTCTTGTAAAAAATTTTTGAAAATATCAAGATACCTATATTTGTTTTCTAGTTGAGATTCGTTACCTTTCTTTATAAGAAATACAGCTTTGTTAAAATCTTTATCATCATAGTACAAACTAGATTTGCAAGGCATCCCATCTCTACCAGCTCTTCCAATTTCTTGGTAAAATGTTTCTAGGTCGGTAGGAATTCCGTAATTTATAACATGTCTAATGTCTGATTTATTTATACCCATTCCAAATGCTATGGTAGCGATTACAAGGTTTATCTTACCTTCTAGAAATTCATTATGAACATGTGTTCTGTCTTTATCTGCCATTCCTGCATGATAATATAAGCAATCTATACCGTTACTTTGAAATTGAATAGCTAATGATTCTGTTTCTTTTCTGGATTGAGCATAAATAATTGTTGGTTCATCTTTATTAACAACTTCTAGATTCCATGAAGCTTTGTCGAAAATATTTATTGCTAAATTTGGTCTTTTAGAACCAGTTGAATATTCGTTAATTGTTTCTATTTCAAGTATTTCATATATATCTTCTAGAACATCTGGTGTAGCTGTTGCTGTGACAGTTAGTAATGGTATATTATGGAAATTACTTAGTGGGTTACATATCTTTTTATAAGCTGGTCTGAAATCATGTGACCAGTTTGAAATACAGTGAGCTTCATCACATGCAATTAATCCAATTTTTTCTTTTATTTTAAGTAATTTAATTCCATGGACGCTAAACCATTCCGGGGTACAATATATAAAAGTGAGTTCTTCTTCATCTCTGCATACTTTACAAAGAGTACAAGAGCAACGTTTTAAATTGGTACAGAAATTTTTATCGGACAAGTTCAAGCAGTTGATGTTTTTGCTTTTAAGAGCTTGGCATTGGTCATTAATTAAAGATATTAAAGGAGAAATGATAATAGATATTTTATTAGTAAATGTTGCGGGGAATTGATATAATAAAGATTTCCCCATGCCTGTAGGCATAATTACTGAGACGTTATCATTATTTAGAATATCTTGTATAATTTCTTTTTGATGGGAACGAAATTTATTATGTCCGTATACTAATTTTAAATGTTTTTCCATTTTATTTAAAAAACTTACAGATTTAACAAATATCAATTTTAAATTTATTTTAACAAAGATTTGTTAAAATAAATGAGTATTATTAATATTATATTAGTTATATTATATTTGTTATTAGGATTTTTAATAGCATATAAGATAAATTATCTACCATCTAAAAAGGGTGAATTACAAGAATTTGTTTTAATTAGATCTAAAAATTGTTATCATATACATCATTGGATACTAATATTTGTTACAATAACAATAATGTTAATATCCCGTTATATACCATTAATTGTATTTGTGATCATAATCTCTTCATTACTAGGTGTATGTATAGAAAGTTTGTTATTCAAAGATTGGTATTTAGTGAAGAATAACTGTAAAAAATCGCAATTAATTAAAATATTAGAAAATACTGAAGATAAAAATCCTGAAGATAAAAATCCTAAAGATAAAAAATAGGTAATTTCATTGATTTAGGGCACCAAGATCCTTAATTAGAGCCATCCTAAACCAGCTGTATTTGAGTTGATTGGTTTCGTGGTATATCTACTACTAACCATATGTCCAGCGGTAAAAGCATTTTGTCTTACATTACCTAATATAACTCCTCCAGGTCCAATTTGCGAGGTGGAAACACCACCAGACGCATCAATTGCGTTATTACCAGATGCTAAATAGCTTTGGTATTGAGGATAAGACATAGTAACGGGGTTATAATTTTCTATGATTGAATTAGTTGACATTATTTATTATAGATAAAAAAATGTTATAATTATAACTTTGATGATAGCTGTAGGAATTTTTAATTTATTAATATATATAATAAATTAATACTTTACGTGCAAAATATAACTGGAAATTTTTATATATACTTTTACCTTTTCATAAAGATATCATATATTTGATAATCAAACAACTTCCAAAGTATTATTATTATAATCAAGTAAAAAACTATATACTTTATAAAGAAAATAGAAAAGATAAATATTATAACTATTATACAATCTTTTTTTAATTAGGTTATCACTTTAAAATAAGATGTATCTCCAAAAATTGAAATTAAAATATAAAGACATTTTATAAAATGTCTTTTGAAGTTCAGAAAAATAAAGTTTTAGAATTAAAATTTAACATCGAGTACCATAGACGTAGTTTAAATAATCTTGAACAGATTTACAAAACAGAGTCAAATAAATTAATTGAATTATGTGATAATCACATTTGGGTTAGAGATACTGAATCTTATGATCACCATAGTCATCATGAATGTGCACGCTGTGGTTATTATAGGTAGCATCTTTTGTCATTTTTAATAAATTAAAAATGACTTAACAATTTATAAATGAATAATCTAATTGGTGACTTGGTCCCTGAAATATTAAAATATGTAAATTTGGATACTCGTGTTTTACATATACCATATAATGATGATGAACAATCTTATACTATTTATTATAAAGATAAGACAATCTATAGATCAGTTTGTAAAAAGTGGAGTGAATATTTTACAAAAGAAATTTTTCTTTCAGCATGATATCTATATTTTGATAAAATTCTTCTAGAGTTCCATTATTGTAAATGATGTAATCCCAGCATAAATCGTGTACAATGTCAAGTTCGGTTTCTGAGATATGGTCTTTATTTCCATTCCCTATTCTGTCGGGAGAGATATTATTATTAATAATTTTAACATTAAACCATCCATTTGCTTTAAGAGTTTGAAATTCATTATTATATCTTAAATCAGAGATTAGACTAATGTCATTATGTTTACTTTTGGACATTGCTATTTTAATCCATAAATCAGGATCAATATTTCTACCCCAATCATTACCAATAAATTGTAAAAATTTTCTATCTTTTGTTTTTGGAAGGTTACATATTTCTTGTGCTGCATCTAGAATACTATAAATTGGATCTGCAAAACTAATTCTAGTACATTTTTTGTGTTTGAATCTATGCATAATATAATCACAAAATGTGTCTTTTCCTGATCCACATTTGTAGCCAACGGCGATTTTTATAGACATTTATTTAGTCTAAAAAGTATCTTTAATTATATATTTTAAATTTATTTTAAAGATTACGATAAAAAGTATAAATGTCTACAAACAAAAATAAAGACTATGTTAATAAAGGTGGTGATAATGATTTATTTGAAGGTGCTTTAGCCCGAACAGCTTTAGCTGCTTTAAGCCCTGAGCAAAAGAAGAGATATCAGAGGATAGGAGAAGAACTATATGGTACAGTAGATTTTGAAGGAAATCAATCAAAATCAACAATGGGTGATGATATGTTAGAAGCTGTTGCTTATGTTGAGACCCAAATTGTTTCAGGATTACATCCTAGTATGTTAGAGCAAAATGAAAAAGATTTATTAAAAGATGCACATGGTGATGAATGGTATAAGAAATGGGGATATACGGCTGAGGATCTTGATGATATAGTAACATTAGTACATAATTAAATCAAACTTCTTGTAAAGTTAATACAAAAAGTATTAACTTTAAAACAATAGCATAAACTCAAAAGAGGATAAAAATAGTAGAGACTGGCCAGGAATCCAGTATATTATCAACTCACAGTAAGAATATACTAAAAAGGTGTTACAAAACTAATGACCCTATTAGTAATGTAATATTTTATAAATAAACTAAAGAATTAAAAATTAAATACCTACCTACCATGCATGCAGATTAACAATTGAATAATAAATTTATTCTATATTGTTAATATCCCTATCCCGAACCCCTATAAGCTATCGTCAGCTATCATACATAAATTTATGGAACCTATACATAATTATATTTTATAAAAGTTGTTATTCTTTTAAATTAGCTTTTAAAATGGTTTCCCAATCTTTTTTGGTAGCACCTTCGTATGGGTACGCGTATTTATTTTCTATTAGCCAGTCGTTAATTGATTTTTCTTCATTATAGAGGAAAATATTAACAAGTAATCTTCCGTATTTATCCATTTTACCACATTTAATAGTTACTACTTTATCTAAAATTTTTTCTCTTAATTTATCCCTAACTAAAATTGCGTAATTTTTTTCTTCGATAGTTTTTGCTCTAATTTCAGGAGTATCTACGTGAGCTAATCTACAGGTTACTCTAAAAAAATAATCTAAAAATGGAATTATAATTTTGACACTATCTCCATCATAAACATTAACTATTTTACCTTCAATTTCTTTATCGTTGAAACATTCATCAAAATCTGGTGCTGTAGTAATTTCACCCCAATTAATATTATCCATATGTTTTTATTAATATGATAATATTTTAAATTAGGTGATTTTTACCATTTTATAAAATTCATCAGGGTATTTATCCATCCATCTATTGTATCTTTGTATACTTTTACCATCTTTTGAAAGAATACCAAGACAAAAACACCCGTACATTTTCCTATGTATAATATTTAATATTACATTAAACCAATTTCTACTATCTGCTCGTAAAACTAATAATTTTGTATATTCGGGTAAATCGGGATTTATTATAAATTTTACGACTCCATTGGAGTGTAGTACTAATTTATATACATATTTTTCATTCTTAAGAAGATCTTTAAGTTTATTAGCAAAAGGATTATTTTTATAAACAAGATTTTTTACTTTGATTTTAACTGCTTTGGCTGGTTTTGTATTACAAGCTGGGCATCCAAGATAGTGATGTTCATCACTTTTTATTTTAACTATATCTTCTTTATTAATTGTAAATTGTTTGATAGGCATATCCTTGTTTTTAATTTCCCAAGTTCCTATTAAATCCTGTACTTTTGAGTCTTGTTTAGCTTCTGTCAAGAGCTCTTTAGTAGTTTTGTTGTTTTTATTACTAATCCTTGAATAAATATAAAAACCTAATATTAATGAAAATATAAACATTATAAATATAGCAAAATATATACCAATGTGCATTTTATATATTTATAAATAAAAATTACAATAATATAATATAATATAATGTTAATAAATTTACACTTTGATCATTTAGAAGTAATTTCTAAAAATTTAAGATTACAGGACATATATGATTTATTATTAAGTTGTAAAAATTTAAGTATTTTCCCCGATAGTATTTGGAATATATTATGTGATAATTATTACCCAAAAGAATTCTGGATCAAAGCGATGGCCAGAGACGTAACTATTTCTAAACCAACAGGATCGGCAAGAGGAGAATTAAAACGTTTAAAAATATTTGAATCAATAAATAAAGATTGGACTCTAGAAGATTATTACAAATTATGGGATTCTCAATTAAAAAGATAAATAATAATATAAAATGTGTTTAATTAAAGAAATGGGTAAAAAAGTATGTTATGGCTTCTCTTTTGGAATAGGAATAGGTTTATCAATAAATTTTTTACCAAAAAACGAAAGAAATGCTACTATATTACCAGGTAATAGTATAACTAAAAACTATAATAAAGAAGAATATATTGTTAAAAAGGAATAATTGTTAATATTTATTTACTATAAATGAATATTCAAATTGTTGGTTATATTGCTACCGTGCTTACTGCGTTAGCAATACTTCCTAATCTATATAGTGCTGTTATTAAAAAAGCCACTGTTGGATTTAAATACGAATATATGGTACTTGGAAGTTTAGCTAAAATATTATGGATAATTTTTGCTTTAAGTACTAAAAATATTCCTTTAATTATAACGTCCTTCTATATGTTAGTTTGTTACCTTATAATAATATTTTTTAAATTTTACTATGAAAAGAATAAAATGAATTTGCTTGCTACCGAATCAAAATCTTAACTAAGTCAATGTATTCTTGCATGGCAGAAATAATTGATTTGTTTTTTTCATTATTCCAGGAATTCCATTTTGCTAAAGCTCTGAGGCTTATTGTTTCTGGTTGAGGAGTGTTATTAACACCAATTGTAGCTTGTTTATACAATCCATAAAGTTTTAATAATGTATCATTATCAATGCTATAGTAATATTTAGCCACTTTTTTTGTAGCTAAATAAAAAGATTGTTCAATAGTGGGTTCCATTTTATATAAGATTATATTATATTAAATTAAGTAATTTAATATAATATATAAGATTATATTATATTAAATTAAGTAATTTAATATAATATTTATTTGTTTCTTAAATCTGCTCTTAATTTTTGATTTTTAATCTCCAATTCATGAACTTTACGTTGTAAATCTTTAATTTGATTTAATAATTCTTTGTGTCCGTTATATTTTTTAGGACTATCTGGGCTCGGGAAGTCATCAGAGCTCTCAGAGTATTCAGATGAAGATGGATACATTTCGTCGGATGAAGACCCACTGTCTACGTACATGGATTTGAATTTTTTTGGATTTTTACTAAAATCAGTATAATATCCTATTGTGTCATTAGTTTCAACTTTACTATATTTCTTTTTATCATTTCTTTTACTTTCTCTACGCCTTATTTCTTTTTCCCTTTGTTTTTCCATTATTTCTTTTTTAAAAGCTAACATTTTATCAATTCTAGATTGATGTTTTAATGTTTCAGATTTAATAGGTTCGTCGATTGACTCATCACTTTCATAATAACGGTGTGATTTTAGATTATCTTTTTTTGAAGGACTTATATAAGAAAAATTTGCTTCTTGTTTTCTTAATTTTAATTGTTCTTTTAGTTCTTCTTTTCTCAAATCTTCTTCTTCTTTTCTTAATCTTTCTTGCTCCAATAATTCTTGTTTTCTTCTTAACTCACGATCTCTTAATTCTTCTTGCTCTCTTAATTCTTCTTGCTCTCTTAATTCTTCCTGTTTTCTCATTTTTTCCTGTTTTTTCATTTCTTTCCTTTGCTTTCTTAATTCCTGCTCCCTTAATTCTTGTTCCCTTAACTCCTGTTCCCTTAACTCCTGCTCCCTTAACTCCTGCTCCCTTAACTCCTGCTCCCTTAACTCCTGTTCCCTTAACTCCTGTTCCCGTAACTCCTGCTCCCTTAATTCTTGCTCCCTTAATTCTTGCTCTCTTAATTCTTGTTCCTTTAATTCCTGTTCTTTTATCTTCTGTTCTCTTAATTCCTGCTCCCTTAATTCCTGTTCTTTTTTCAACTCCTGTGATTGTAAGTCTGCCATAGGAAATGTGAGATTGGTAACTTGATTAGTTTCTTGTTTAGGAAATGTGAGGTTTGTAACTTGATTAGTTTCTTGTTTAGGAAATGTGAGGTTTGTAACTTGATTAGTTTCTTGTTTAGGAAATGTGAGGTTTGTAACTTGATTAGTTTCTTGTTTAGGAAATGTTAAAACAGTTTCAATTGGTTGTTTTCTATCTCTACGTAAAGGTGAATGATTATTTGGGAATACCTTGTTAGTAACTATTGGATGTGTTCTTTGGTCATTAAATTCGTTTTCGTGGTTTTCTTCTGAATCAGAACAACTATCTTCAAGATGTAAGCTTTCATCATCACTATTATCATCACTTGATAAATAACTATTTGGATTTAACAATTTATTTTGTTTTAGTAGTTGAAGAATTAAAGGATTCATATTTTTATCTGGCTCCGTTGATTCTAGTTCATCATCAGTACTTTCTTCATTTTCTACACTTTGCTCCTCATCCTCTTCTTCCTCTTCGGTACTTTCTTCATCTAGTTCTTCTAATCTTTGTTCTCCAGTTTCTTTAATAGTATTATCATGTGTAGAATCTAGTGTATCTACTGATTTTTTATCGTCGTCATTAATTTCGTTAATAAAATTTTTTAGATTACTTTCTTGTATTATGGGCACGAACCATCCTTCACCTCCTTTCATTCTGGAGTTCCATCTTCCTCCTAATGTTTTGATAAAATTTTGATACTTATTACGGTCCCCTCTAACTGCGAGCTTTTCTTCATTGTATTTTGTATAAGTTAACATTTTATGTTTGGGTAATTGTTTTTTAAGTTAAAAATTATTTAATAATAAATTTGTTTTTTTCATTTAATGTTATAACTTAAAGTATAAAATGAAATTAAAGTTTACAAATTTTTTATGTTACGAAGAGTTCGAAATAGATTTAGGTAAAAAAGGGATAAGTTTATTATCTGGTGATTCAGGTTCAGGTAAAACTAGTATTCTTAAAGGGATATTTTTTGCTTTATTTGGTGATGGTAATAAAGTACAATCTTATGGTAAAACGTCTTGTAAGGTTGAATTATACTTTGACGATATGAAAATTATAAGAACTAAAAGACCAAATAGATTAGTTGTGAATGATATGTACGAAGATGACGCAGGTCAAGAGGTAATTAATAAAAAATTTGGTAATACTTTTAAAACGAGTGGTTATATCCAACAAAATAATTTAAATAGTTTTATGCTAATGTCTCCTGCTGATAAACTAGAATTTTTGGAGAAGTTTGCTTGTAAAGATATTGATATTGCTAAAATTAAAATAAAAACTAAAGATAGTATTCAACAAGCTAATGAGGAGCTAATTAATATTAGTGCGCAGTTAAATACAACAAAAAATATTTTTGAGGAGATGGATATACCTTTAGATATAAAGTTTCCTCTACCGTTTAAAAAGAAGAGTAGTATTCAAAAAATTATTAATAATCAAAAGATTAAATTTTCTAATTACTTGGTTTTGCGTAAGAGAATTAAAAAGTTTATCAAAAATACTGAAGAAGAGTTACAGACTATTAACTTTTTAAATATATCCCTAACATCTAAACTAGAAAACTTAAGTGATATTAAAGCTAAAATTAATGAAATAGATGATGATTTAGAAAATGAAAAAATTTATTATTTGGGCGATGAAAATTTAGCTAGCTTAAAGGAAGATTTGACAAATTGTTTAAGAAACAAAGAACTTATTGAATTGCGTAATCAGAAGATTAATAATGAAAAATTACTTCTAAATATGAAAGAAAACGAGATTATGGATTTACATAATGAATTGGAAAAAAATAATAGCATACTTTGGGTAGAGTATAGTAAAGAAGAAACATGTAATTTAATAGAAGACCTTAAAAGTTGTTTGATAAATTTAGAAAAACTAGAAAAGTTGGGAAAAGAATTAAGTAATATAGATACTACGGAAAGTTCTGTATCAAATAAAAGGGAGCAAATTAGCAGACTTAATGATATGCTAATTTCCAAAAAGGAAAAAATAAGTACATATATATGCCCTTGCTGTAGTTCTAATTTAAAATTAGTAAATAACAAGTTGGAAATTTTTGATAATGATGGATTACTTGCGGATTGTGAAGTCTGCCCAGAAAAATTAAATGAGGAAATACTCATTTTATCAGAAGAAATTTCAAAACTAAATAAATCATTATTCATAGATGAATCAAATTTAGAAAGAGCTAGTGTAATTAAAAAAGAAATATATGATATCAAAAAATTATATGAAGATGATTTACGGTATGATGACATAGTTGTAGATTTGAATTATTTACAAGAGTTTAAACATTCTCAACTATTATTAGAAAAGAAAACTAAAGAAATTAAGCACAATTTAGATAATGAGGTTTTCTCGAGCTCATATAATTCCTTTTTAACAAATAATCAGAATCTTATAGAACGTATACAACATCTAGAAGCAAATTCAAAAATTCAATCTTATGATGAAGAGCATTTGAGACAAGAAATAAATGATCAAGAAAGTTTAAGTAAAAGGTTAGAATATTTAAATATAGAGTTAGATAAACTTAAAACTAGAGAAATTGAAACGAATAATAGTATAAATGTGCTGGAAGAAAAACATAAAAGTATTTACAAAGAAATTAGGTCTGATGATATATTGAGTAGTGTATTAAGGGAAAAAGAAAATGAATTAAGCCAAGTTCAAGATGATATGAAAAAACAAGAAGAATTATTGAAAGAAATCAGTAATTGGGAAGCTAATGAAAAAGAAATAGTTAAGTATAATAATTTTAAAGAAAAAATAAAAATTTTAGAAGAGAAGGAAAAGGAGTGTAGAGCAGAGTATGTAGCAGTATCTAAATTTAGAGATAAAATTTTAGAAGCTGAAAGCTTGGCTATGATTAATATTATAAATAGTATTAATCAACATGCTAGTATTTATTTGGAAAGTTTTTTCCCAGATCATCCAATTTCTGTTAGCTTACTTACATTTAAAGAAGGTAAAGATAGTGTGAAACCTAAAATCAATGTTAATGTATTTTATAAGGGGATGGAAACTGATTTAACCCCATTATCTGGGGGTGAATTATCACGAGTAATACTTGCCTTTACATTAGCTTTAGCTGAAATGTTTAATACTCCTCTTTTAATGTTGGACGAATGTACTTCTAATTTAAACCAAGAATTATCTAATATTATTTTTGAGACAATTAGTGAAAATTTTAGCGGTAAACAGACTATTGTAGTAGCTCATCAAGTTGTAGAAGGATGTTTTGACAAGGTTATTAAAATGTAATTTGTCTATTTTAATTATTAATATATATTTATATTAATAATTATTTTTTATGTCTAAATAGTTTATATATTATTATAATCAATAATAATAATAGTAATATTACACTAATTATTACTATTATATCTATGATATAAAACTTATTAAATTTACAATAGTTTATAACTAATGTCCTAAAGAATGGACTCATCCAAGACAATTGTACATGGTGAATTAAGTATATTCCTGGTAAATCTTTATTAAAATTTTCATTAAAAGTTACAGTTTCAAAAGGTATACTACCAACTGATTTTTGATTAGACATAAATGTAGAAAATGCTACTGGACCTGTAGTTTTATCAATACATGTAAAAGAAGAATCAGAATCATTGCAACCATCAAGATTTATCATGTATTCTACAAGTTCTTTAAGTACTGTGGACTTGTTATTAGGAGATATAATACAAGCATTATTTACAAAATCTACTGAATTGAGAAAAATATATAATTTTGATAATATTCCTTTATAACATTCATCAGTTTTATCTGGTTCTGACAATATAATCTGCTTTTCTCTAACAACAGGAGAATTTAATAAACCATTAAAAGAACGAATACACTCTGAATCTATATCAACTGTTATTCCTCCTTCAAAATAACAGATTAAATATCTACCTAGATCAATTTTTTGATGCATATATTTATATGTTTTAAATTTATCTAAACATTTTTGACTGAAACGAGCTGCGTACTTTAGTATATCACTTTCGTCATGTAATTTATAATCCCATCCAGGATTTTTATTCTTTACACTATTTATATATTTATTATATTTGCTAGGGATATTTTTTTCTCCTTGAAACCATATTTGGTGAATTTTCTTAATCATTCTTTTTTATACTGTAAATCTTTTTTATACTGTAAATTTTTTTCTAATTATAATAAATGGGTAATATATGTTGTAAAAGACAAAATACTAAAAAGGAATCACTTTCAACACAAGAATTAAATTTTGAATTTACAACTTGTCTACCATGTAATCCTGATAAAATTTATGAACCTTATAATGATAGTATTAAATCAAAATTATTATAAAATTTTTTTACTATATTAAAAATGCAAATAGATAGTACAAATAATTCCTCAGTACCAAGGTGGAGTGAACTTAATATGTTGGTATTAGATCGTAGAGCGTTTAGATTACAAGTAAGATATTTATCACATTGGGATGAAATCAGAATTTCCAAAAAATATCACAATCTATTACAATTCCCTAGTGTTCTACTTGGAGGTGTTGCAACAACTACAGCATTTACAACAATGCAAGAAAATACTGAAAATTGGTCTGTTTATACGGTGGCTACACTTTCAGCAGGTATGACAATTTTAGCTTCTCTAACTTCATATTACAAGTTTAATGAGCTAGCAGAGCAACATAAAGATGCTGCTTTATTATACGAAGGTCTATTGAACGAAATTGGTGCAATAAAAAGACGTGGACCAACCGATGATATAGATTTTGCAGATTTAGTATTAAAATTAGATAATCAATATTTAAAAATAAAAACTAACGCGCCTTTATTAAGTGAGAAATTAATTAAAAAACATTCAACTCAAGAAGAATCTCTTTTTAATTCTATTCATGGGGGAGCAAATCCGCAAGATATAGAATCAGCTATTAATGATGATGTAAATAATTTTGAAACAAGAGCAATACAAGCTGAAGATAAAATAAAGACAATGGATAATGAAATAACATTATTAAAAACATGTTTAAATTCTAAAACTATATCTACTATTACATTTAACATATTAGAAACTATATGTTCAAAGATATCAAAATTTCAAATATTATTTTTATTAGAGAATTGGAAAAAGAATGCTTCTATATGTGTAATGTTAAGTGGTAACAAGATAAATATTCTTACTGATAAACTTGATCAATACGAAATTATGCTACAAAAAGAAAAAACTATTAGAAAAAATGAAAAAGACATGTACGAAAACGAGCTTAAATCATTTAAACATGAATTAACTCGAGCAGCTAATGAAGGAGTTATGAAAGGATTAGAATCTTCAGAAGAAAGGGTCGAACAAAAATGTATGATAGATGATATAAATACATTAAAGGCTGAGAATTTAGCCTTTAATGAATTATTAAATAAGAAAGAACTAGAAATAAAACATCTGAAGGAAATAGTATGTGTTAAAGAAAAGGAGATTAAAAATTTAACACATAATGACTAAACAGGAAAATGTTTATAGTTTTTTATATATTTATATAAAAAATCTTAATTAATTCTTAAGAATAAATGACACTAACTCATTTAAAATATCTTAAAATTATTGGGGTGGTGATATTAGTAATATTAGTGATAGGTATATTATTTTTAATATTTAAACCTGATGGTCTAGAATCTCCTCTTGACAGTTTTCAATTATGCTTCTTTAAAAATCCCTCCTATGATGAAATGTTAGACAATTTAGTAAGTACAGAAAATCCTTATTTATCTAATTATAACCGTTCTGGTGATATATTATGGCCTTTAAATAAATATAAATTCATGTGTCAGAATTGGCCTACATCTTTCAAATGGGATTTTAAAATAAAGGAAGATATTATAGCTAATACCATAAATGCTCCACTTAATTCTTCTATAATAGATTGCGGAGCACATATAGGTGACGGTGCTATTCCTATTGCGCATACGCTTCTATTATTAGATAGACCCGATATAACTGTATACGCTATAGATCCTTCTTTGGAAAAATGTCAATTTATTGAAACAATTGCGGATAAAAATAATCTAACTAATATAAAAGTTATCAATGTCGGTTTATCGGATAAAAATGAAACATTAGCTATCGAAAAAAGACTTTTGTGGGGAGGGAGTGGTTCTACAGAATGGTCTGATTTAAATAATAACGATACTAATTCTAAATTTGTTACATTAGATTCTTTAAATATTCCAAATATATGTGCCATACATTTAGACGTAGAGGGATTTGAATATAAGGCTATTCTAGGCGGAGAAAATACAATTAAACGTTATAAACCTTATTTATCTTTAGAAATTAATAGAGAAATTGATTTAAATCTAAGCAAATTTGATAAAATTTTATCAAAATATGGATATGAAATGAAATATAAAATAGCCCAAAACTATATTTTTACTAGCAATACGATTAGATAATTTCCCAATCGTTATCTGAATAATAAAAAAAGTTACAAATTTTATATATATTTTTGGCTAAAAATAAAATATTCTCTACGATGAAGTAATTTCTGTAAATGAAGTATACAGTTATAAAGTAGTAAATCATTTATAATAAGTATTAATAAATTTCTTATTATTTAATAAATGTCTTATCACAATTATACGGAATTAATAAATCATGAAAATGTTGAAAACGTGAGAAAGCAAATAGAACTTTCTAGGAAAGGATTTATACCTACTAGCAATCTTGCAAAAAAGATAATTACAGACTATGATACTACTCCTTACCCAAGATGGTTTAGAGGTGATTATAGAAATACTGAACCAATTATTGCTGAGCGAGAGGCTGGTTATAGGCCACAAGAAAACAGTTGTTATTCAAAGAAATTTATTTCTGAGGTAAAATATCCTAATCATTGTTTTGAATCAGCCTGTTCTACAGTGTATCCATGTTATCCTGAATATTTAGCCAAATTATCAGATAGAGAGGCAATGAATGTGTTACTAAACAAGAATTGTATAACGCAATATAGATAATTATTATTTCTAATGAAATAATAATTTAGTATTATTTTCAAATTATCATTGATTTAATTTTAAATGATAATAATCACTTCTAATACTTAAGATTTACATATAGCATATTTCCTACTTATTTCAATATTTAAATGCTCCATACTCAAAACCTTGTTGTGGATTATAACTGGTAGGTAGATGAGATGCTACTTTACTGGGTAACTTAATCCATCCTTTTTTATGAGCAGTTAGAACACCCATTCCAATAAAACCAACAAGTAATAATACACAAATAACTATGATCCATGTAGTAAATTTACGTGCATCTTTACATTTATTATGAATAATAGATGCGTATACAAGAGCAACAATAGTTAATGATGCAAGTAATCCTAGAGTAATTTCATGACCACTACACCCAGTAAATAGACAAATGGCTGAACCACCTACTCCAATAGCAGCAATAGCAATTAAAGTAGAAGCTTCCTTATTTGCAGTAGTACAAGAGGCGTTAGAAGCTGCATCAGCTGCAGCTTTAGATAAAGCTAATAAAACGACATTGAATACAAATACTGCACCCATTGCTATCATATCTTTATATTTATCTTCCATTGATTTCTTTTATTTGGGAATAGAAAAAAATAGTAAATATTTTAAATATTAATCAATCCTTAAAAAAAGCATTTATTTTAAGAAAATCACACAATATTTTTATAAAGAAATGATAAAAATAGTATAATTAAGGTCAAGTCATACAAGTTTTAGTCCTTACTAGATGATCAACAGATTTACTATCTTTCTTCTCGGAAGTTTTTTCCTCTTTCTTAGTAGAAAGAGTTTTCTTTTGCTCTGGAGACTTTTGCTCCTTAACAATTTCTTTTGTTTTTTCCATTTTATTATATAATATATTTTCTTAAATTTTTATTTCTAATAAGTACATAAAAATTTTACTATAGATAAATGTCATTTAAACTATATCAATCTTCACAATCTAATTTAATTGTAAAATTGACTGCTGATTCAAGTGAAAACTCAAATCAGAATCAAGTAAAATTTGGAATTAGTATTGGTGAAAAAACAAACTCGTTAAATACAGTATGTTTAGGTAATTTCTCAGAAAATCCACACCCTACCCCTGATATTCTAGCTAAACCGGAAATTAGAGATATCACAGATACATCTGTAAAGAATGCCCTTTGCGCAGGAAAATTTATAACAATAAAAGCTTCAGAAACTATTAAAAATGGACAAATACTTAGTACTATTGTAGATTCTAACGGAGATGTTGTTTGTATAGGATGTAAATCTGGAAATCCTCAAGACACTGCATCACAAGTTCTTGGTGTTGCTTTAGAAGCTGGTAATGCAGGTGATTTAATAAATGTAGCAGTGTCTGGATATTGTTCTGCTATAGGATTAGTACCTTTTAACAATATATTAAACTCTGGGTCTTCGGCATCTGTATTTGATACAGGGGGAGATTCTGGATATATATTTGGTAATGCTAATGTATCATCAGCTACTGCTTCATGTGGTATAATATTAAAAGGACAAGCTTCAACATCTTCATCTCCTACTGCTCCATATACATATTTAATAAATGTTTGGGCTGGTCATGAAGGATATTAAATTGTTTAATATCCAGTTTCATAAGTCATTAAGGCTTTTCTCATATACAAGTCAAAATCTACATCAGATAAGTGTTCTTTAAATTCAGAATAAAGTTCTTCTCTAAGTTCAGCTATTACATTTCTAAAAAACAAACTAAAATGAGGTTTTTTGCTATAGTTATCTTCTGATAAAGACATTTCTATGAATACATTGTTCATAAAAGAATTTATAGAATTATCTAATTTAGTGTCTTTATCTTCTTCTAGAAAACAATATATAATATTTTGGTTAGTATAACCATCTTTAATATTTTGGTTAGAACTACCATTTTTTAGTTTTTCAATTGTTGTTATTCTTTCTTCTTCATTATTTTTTAGATATAAGTCTACAATCTCTTCTATTTTATCTTCTTTAAATTTTTTACAGTTAGGAATATCCCTAGCTGCCGCGTTTAGCCTTCCCGTTAAATTACTAATTATTTGATCTTCCCAAGAAATTTTTAAATTTAGCTCACCGAAACCGGTTACAGAGTTTATCAGTCTTAATATATAACCAGAAAAACAAGTATCGGCCATTTCTATTAATTCTTCTATTAATCTATTTTGCATTTCTAATTTAATATCATTATCTCTAGTTTGTATGTAGCTCCATACTTTAATCAATACATTACTTAAACTGACATTAAATTTACTATATAGAGTTCTATCAATCAGAATTCTATTTAAAGCAAGATGAATTTTATCTATATTTTCTTCTGTCAGGCATACTCGGTGATTGGGAAGCTCACTAGATAAGATTAATTCATTCTCTTTAATAATTAGCATAATTTGGTTATAAACATAATCATAATCTATAAATTCATCATTGTGTTTCATAGTTGTTAAATAATTTAAATGTTCTAAAATTTCTAAAGCAGATATTTCTAATTCTTCTGTGTGAACATTTTGACTATTATCAAAAATACTGTTAGATTTCCCAGAATCTAGTTTTCCTAACATTTTAATAATTTTTTTAGCCATTTCTTTGTATTTTTCATCTCCTAGACGAATCAAAACGTCGCTAGCATCCGCTCTTCTATTATAATCATTATTAACATTTCCTGCTAAATTAACTAAGTGATCTTGTACAATTATTTTTATATCTTGTTTTAAATCGCATTTATGTAGTAAATATTGTCCACTCAAAATAATGAATTGTAAAGGTGTGTTCTTGTCTAAAAATAAACTAAACATACCACTAAATATAAAAGGTTGTTTATTACATGTAATTTCAGGACAATTTGTAATCTTGGGAAATTTTGTCATAAAAATAGGATATAAATCATTATAAGTAGAATAAAATAGGATTTGATTCCATGTCTTTTTATCGGAATTTTTTATTTGTTTATTGTTAAAAATACTTTTCACTCTAGTTTGATTTAATTCATAAAATTTCTCAACAAATTCTTTATTCTTGAATTCTTTCCCAATAATAAGTTTAATTTCTTCTAAGCAAGAATCTTCAAGTTTAAGAATGGTTTTAAATCTATATTCAATGTCCAAATTATTATCTGTAACAAAGTTATTAAAATAGTATTTTGTTTCATCTTTAAAATCTGGAGCATCCATTAGTAAACAAATTGCTTCTATTTTTAAAGTAGTTACTAGACCGTGTGAATCAGAACATAATAAATTTAACGCATCATAAGAAATTTGTTTACGTTGTTTGTTTCTCACTCTTACAGAATCATTTTTCTCCATATCTAGTGGATCTTCATCTTCTTCGCAAGATAACATTACTTTTATCATTTCTAATTTAATAGGTTGAGAAAATTCATCTTGTTGGCATAAACTTATAAAAAAGTTAAGAATCAGAGCACTTCTGCTAAAAATTAACATAGAGCTTAATCTAGATATAAGATTAAATACTTCATCTTTTTCTGATTCATAATATTTCATAAATGCATCTATTCTTATTTGTTCTGGTAAAGAAAAGTCCATTATAATTTCTTCTAATGAGGTATCTTCAGCTGAACAAGGTATTTGTTCATCTTCGTGAACAATTTCTAATATCTTAGTAGTCATTTTTTTAATATATTCATTTCTTTAAAAATTAAAAACTTAAAAGATACTATATTTTAATTAAAAATGTATAAACGGAACTCACGAGACAATAGTTTTCTAAGTGAACAGAATCTTAAACATCTTGATAGTCATCATTCAGAAAGTGGTAATAGTTTAAATCTGACGGATATTGAAGATGATAATAAATCAGTATCAAGTCGTATATCTAAGAGGTCTGGGAGATCGGTATTAGAGGTAAATGACGCATCTTCAAAAGTACTAATTGAAAAGTTGGTTAAAGATAAAGCTAAATATAAAGCTGAAGTTAAATCGTTAAAAAAACAATTAAACGACAATAATATGCTTAATTTAAACAATGATGAATTTTTGAATCAACAATTAGTACTAGTATCTGAAGAAAGAGATGAACTAATTGATCAACTTGAACAACTTAATCAGAATGAACCTATACTTAAGGAAAAAATGCGAAGAGAGTTTAATAGAAAACTTGCTAATGAAAAGTCTAGATTACAGGAAGATTATAATAATAAAGAAGTAGATGTTTCTAAGATGAAACACGAAATTGTAATGCTTCGTTCTCAAATTGAAAATGAACAAAGTGAGAAAGAACAGATTAAACTATCTTTAGAATCTGAAATTAAATTAAATCAAGCTAAATCTAATAATAATTCTTCTCAATTACAAGAAGAGATTAATATGGTTAAAAGGACTATGCAACAAGAAAAACAAATGTTACAGAGAAATAATCAGATATTAAATGATGAAAAGTTAGAGGAGATTAATTTACTTAAAAAGGAAAAGGAACAAGAAATCAATCAAATAAATTTAGAACACTCAAGTATTGTTAGGTCTTTGGAAGACAAATTATTACAAACAGAAAAAAAACATAAATTTAATGAAGAAAAATCTTCACAAAACTTGCGTGAACAAAAAGAACACTACGAAGATGTTATTAACCAAAAAGTTAAAGAAGTAGAAAAAATGAGTACTTACTACGATATTATGATAAAAAATATAGAAGAGAAAAATGAATCTAACATTAATCAGCTTAATTCAACTTTTAAGACTGAAAAAGATAACTTAATTTTAGAACATCAAAATGAAGTACAAGCTATAACTTATAAATTTAATACAAGTATTACTTGTGATAACCAAGTTCATAATGATACTGTTAATAGTTATATAAAGAAAATTAATGATCTTAAAAATGAACTAGATTTAGTTGTCACTGAGGCTGATAATAATATTATTGGTATTAAGAAAAAAACTAATGAACAAATTAAATCAATTAAAGAAAATCAAGAAGGTTTGATTGAAGAAGCAAAGAAAACTGTTAGAAAAGAGCAAGAGGAAGAACTATCTCTTAAAGATAAGACGGTTAATGAACTTATATCATCTAATACTGAATTAGGTAATAAACTTAATACACTTCAATTAAGTTTAAAAAATATGGAAGAAGATTCTCTGAAAACGAAGGAAGAGTTTGTATTTAATTTAAATAAACAAATAGAAACTTATCAATCTACGTTAAAAGAAAAAGATAACAAGATCATAAGTCTACAACAAGCCTTTGACAGTCATACTGCTACTTTTAATAATAAATTAAGAGATGTAGAAAAAGATCAATCAAATCTACGCTCTGCTAATATAGAACTAGAAAAAAATCTAGAAATTAGTAGGAAAAATGTTGATGACTATATGTGCAAAAATCAAAACTTAAATTCAAACGTGACTCATTTAATGAAACAACAAGAGGAACTTCATCAAAAAAATATGGAAGCTACAACTCAAAAAACCATATTAGAAATACAAAATAAAAATAACGAAGAAATGTCCCAGAAACACAAAGAAAATCTAGATTTAGCTGAAAGAAAGTTAGAAAGGAAAATGAAAGAAATTGAGGACTTAAATGAAAAACTAAATACTTTAAAAATTAAATTAAGTGAAATTGAGACTTCTAACAAGATTAGCTCTTCTGAATCCCTTAACTACCAAAACGAAAACATTAAACTTAAAGATGGTTTAACCAAACTACATAATCAAGTAGTGGAGTCAACTGACCAAATGAAATTATTAGAGGAACAATTATCAACAACCTCTAAAGAAAAAGATGATTTAAATCAAAAATTTTTTAGTTTAGAAGGTGAGTATGCTATACTAACTAAAAATTTTAATACTGTACAAAAAGTATGTAATAATTTAAAATCCCAATCTGAACAATATTCAGAGAAAGAAAAACTTCATACTAAGGTAAATAATGAATGTGAAAGTTTAAAAGCTATAATTTGTAAAAAAGATTCTGATTATAATAAACTTTCTCAAGATATTAATACTCTAAAGGATTCACACAATAAGTTATTAGATACTCACAGCACTCTAGAGCAAAAACATAAAGAATTAGTAGATGAAAATAATCAATCAAAAGATAGTTTGAGAATTAATCAACAAACCATTATGGATCATAATCATCAAAAAATTGAAGCTTGTAATAAATTAAACGAGCTACAAAGTATTATAAATAATCTTAATACTGAAAATGAACAAATGAAAGAAAAATGTAAATTGGGTATAAATTCTAATAATAGTCTTAAAAGGGAACTAGATATTTTAACTAATTCTCACAATAACATAAATGAGAAATTTAAATTAGCCAATGAAAAAATAGAAATTTTATCAAAAGAAAAACAAGAGTTAAGTGATAATTTAAGTAAAAGCGAACTTATTAGATCTAAAATTAGTAATAATCATGAAGGTAATCTACTTAAGTACAAGGAAATGAACAATGAAATTTTAGCAAAATCTAGAAAAGAAAACGAAGAACAACTAAAACAAAAAGATGAAGTAATAGATAAAATAACTACGGAATTATCAGAGACAAAGAGAACTATTTTTGATCAAATTAATTTAGAACGAACAGGACTATTAGAGCAATTTGACAAAGAAAGAGATAAAATATCAGTAGAATATTCAGAAGCTAGAAATAAATGTTTAAAACTAGCAAAGATGAATGAGAATTTATCTAATCAACTTATGATACTAAAAGAAGAATCCGAAGCTTCAAAAAATATAATGGTAAAAGATTACGAAAATAAACTAGATTTATTAGGGAAAGAAGTAAGTAATTTAAATCAAAGAATTATAGATAATAAAAAAGATTACACTAGTAGTTTAGAAAAAATAAGCGTCTTAAGTAATCCTGAAAAAATTGAACTGGAAAGAGTAAAAGAGGAAATAATAACAAAAGATGATATTATAGAAAAGTTAAAAGTATCTTCTACTAATCTACAAAATAAATATATAAAAATAGAAACAAAGTGTCAACATTTGGAACAAGATCTAAATAAGGAACGTATGGAGTTAGATAAACAAAAAGAAGAATTGTTAAAAAAAATAGCTGATACTGAGAATTCTGAAAAAGCACAACAAAACTTAAAGAAAATTAGAGATGATAGTATATCAACTATAAGAGAAAAAAAGGAGGAAATAACTCGTCTAAATGATTTTATAAATGAGTTACAAAATAATTTAAATATAGCATCCCAAGAATTCGAAACTGTAAAAGTCAATCTAGATAAAGTTACTAAAGAAAGAGATATAAGTAATGATAAAATAAGAGAATTAGAAACTAAAAATAATGCTATCTAAATATTAAAGAGAAAATAACATAGAATGCCTATTTTATTTATAAATAAAAATATTGGGCTAACCCCGAAGGAGCTAGTTGATGAATATAAAATTAATAATAATATTAAAAAAGTTTCATACTGTGGTAGATTAGATCCAATGGCAAGTGGGTTAATGCTAATTCTTACGGAAGAAGATTGTAAAGCTCAAGATAAATTTATGAAATTATCTAAAACTTATGAATTTAAATTAGTATTTGGTATAAATACTGATAGTCATGACCCATTAAATAGTAATATTAAATTATATGATGAATTTATAAATGTAGATGAGCTTAATAAATTAATAGAATCTAAATATTTAGGACTAATTAAACAATCTTATCCATTGTGTTCAAGTTACACAATTGATATTAACAATAAAAAAATACCTATATGGAAAGCATTTAAAACAAATATACTACCTGAAGGTTTTGAATTACCCTATAAATATATAAATATTAGTGAATTCACAATTAATAATGCTTATAAAGTTAATGATAAAGAACTATTTAATGATTTTATTCAAGATATAACTAATGTTACTGATATAAATAAGAATTTTGGCAAAAAAGAAGCGATTAATTTTTATAAAAACAATATCAATAATAAAGAATACCAAGTAGTTGATTGTAAGGTGACCGGTTCTTCTGGTACATATATTAGAGGATTAGCAAGAGATATTGCTAATGATTTAAAATTACACTGTATAGCTTATAAGATTAAGCGAATAAACATATTTTAAGATAACTTTGATTTAAACAAATATTATTATTAATTAACACAGATCCCTATGGCAAAAATAAGTTACGACAAAATACATCAATATATGAATGATTTTCTAGTTAAATCAGCTGAAAATAAATTAGATCTAAAATACTGTATTGACTTATGGAATTCAGATGAAATTAAAAATAATCTTAAATTTGGTGATTTTTGTAAAAGTAATAAAGATGAAAATAAGCCCAAAAAAAATACGTCTTCTTACTTATTTTTTTGTAGTGAAAATAGAAGAAGTGTTAGAAGAGAATTAGGTGATGGCCCTAAAGCAACAGAAATCACAATTGAGCTCGCAAGAAGGTGGAATGTACTCAAAAATTCTAATGATGAAGACAGTATTCAAGAAGTTAAAAGATATCTTCAACTAGGAAAAGAAGATAAGGAAAGGTATGATAATGAAATGATAGAATATAAAAAGAAATTACCTAATAATTCTAATTCTGACTGTTCAAGGACTGCTTATATGTTTTTTTACGAAGAAAACAAGAAAGTAGTTCAATCTAAGTATCCAGAGAATACTTCAAAAAAGATAATAAGAGAAGAAATTTGTAAATTATGGAAAGAATTAAAAAATAATCCTAATAGAATAGATGAATTAATTTACTACAAAAATAAATCACTAAATCACTAAATACTTAATATTATTTTTTGTTTTTATATAAAAACAAAAAAATCTTCTTTGTGTACTTATATTTTAACTTGTTTAGATATACCTTCTAGTGCTTGTTCTAAACTCCTTGCTTTGTCATGATTTGATAGAATAGCTGACAATAATCCAACATGTACTATTAATATATCTATTTCTTCTCTCATCTGCCCTACTCTATTAATACGCCCATTAATTTGTGTTCTTGTGGCTTGGTTACTAGGGTATACTGACATTATTAAACAAGATAATCTTGTTAGAGTGTAACCTTCTGCTTTTTTAATAGGAGCTATCACTACTTTATAATCATGAATTTCTTCTTTATTTACAGCATCGTCCGTTAAATATATACTACTATCTTTATTTATCACAAAAATATCATTGGATGGTAGTATTGAATTCTCAACTAATAAATTATATAATTGTTTAACGTGTTTAGAATCTTTTCCTACTAAAAATACTCCTCTATCTTCGGCTAAGAATTTAGCAACTTCTTTTATCATTTGCCTATTACAAGCATTATAACAAATATCTATAGCTTTAAGTAGTTCACTAGAAGTAGGTTTTATATTTTGTCCTCCGAATATTGGAGGAACTAAATTATTATATTCAGATAATTCTTTATCATTAAATTTAGATACTATCTCTTGTCTATTTACATTTATTCCGGTCGATAAAGTCTTTGAAATCATAGTATTTGCGGCAACATAAAAGTTCTTATTATTGACTTCGTATGGGACAATTAATTTTAACCAACTAATTAATTTTCGTGTATCATCATCGATTACAGGAGTTCCTGTTAGAACAATAAATAGTTTAGATAATCTAGCGATTTCAATACTGACTGATGTTCTTTTGGTATCATTTAATGCTTTATGAACTTCATCCATAATAAATATACTGTCAGCTGCATACTGAACAAGAGAGTCACGGCAATTTCGTAAATGATCATGCTCTATCACATTTATACAATAAGGTTTTGGCTTACAATCCTTGGCAATATTAATATTATCTTCCTTAAATTTTTTAGATTTATCTTTGATACTTTTAAGAGGGATTATGAAATTAATATCTACTCCAAAATATTTAATTTCTTTAAAGATAGATTTTATAGCTGAACTGGGTAAAGAGTAAATTATATAAGAAGGTAAAAACCCATTTTCTTTTAAATATTGTGTAAATAGAAAAACGGCTAAAGTTTTACCTAACCCCACTGTAGCCCATATAAAATTTCCTTTATTACCGCTATGGAAATTTTGTTTCATGTCTTCTACTATTTCTATTTGGTAAGGACGAGGAATCCTATTAGAAGAATCTTTAAAAACAACCTTTTCCCACTCTAACTTTATTTCTTCAGGGACTTCTTTTATTATTTTAGAATTAATATAACTAGTAATTTTCCATAATAATGGACCAGATGGAATATCAAATTTACTTGGGCCATTTGGTCTAATAGCACCAGGAAATATAGAAGAAAGATTTAATAAAAATTGATAGGCAGGTGTGTCATAAAGACTAACTGATTGATACGTTCCACCTCCATCTCTATTAATTTTGAACATCTCTAAGGTAGAATTAAATGTTGATAAATACATTAGAACTCTTTTCAAAGAAAGTTCGGAATAAGATTCAATTAATCTATTTAATTTTGTAAAGGCATTTTCTTCCAAACCTTCTCCTTCATTAGATAATATTTCTTCGAAAGTATAGTTATCTAAATCTGGATGAATAGGAAAAGAAAAGTTTAATTTTTTAATATCATCCCAAGGAATTTTGGTACCATTAGATAATTTAATTTCATAGAATATATCTTCGTTAGAGTAATTTAAAAACACTTTAGAGTTTCTAAAAATAGGGCTTGGGTGTTTTGTTTGATTTAGAGGTATACCAAAATCTTTAAGTTTACTACGTAAATAATTTTTGGCCAATTCCTCAACTTTTGGATTAATAGGACCCTTTTTCATATTTCTAGCAGGTTTTCTTATTACAATTAATTTCATAGGGTCATCACTATCTAGAGTAACCAAAACATTTTCATTCATAATTCTTTTAGGCTCTATAACTCCAACCATTGCAGCTAACCATCCATCACTTAATTCATAATTAAAATCATATGTCTTTTTTGTTTTTAAACGAACCTGTTTTTCTGTTTGTAATGCCACTAGATATAATCTTTGCGCCTTTTTAATACTAGTTATATATTCACCATCTTGGAAATAGTCATTATAATAAGTTTGGTTAAGTTTATCACGTGGATTTAATTTAGAACTTCTATTCCAAATTTCAGTAAACAGATCATGATAAGGATTTATATTATTTAATTCAGATAATTGAAATAATACATCGACATCCATGTAGTGGGCAATTCCAGTAGCCCAGTGTTGGTCTACACAATGTTCAATATTCATTACTTCTGGAAATTCTGTAGCATGTAGCTTATTTATATTAGGGAATTTTTCGGCTAAACCCCTAGCTAAACCATAATCGGTTGAGAATGATCCCAAATCCTGTAAAATTGCAGAGGAGCATTCTAAAATAGATGATTTTTTATTAATTATATACGGTTTTTTATTTAAGGCTTTTTCATAATCTATATCATATTTGTAAGTACTCTCAAAAGCTTCCAAGCCTGTTTTAAGCCAATTTTTATAAGTAACTAAATCAGGTTTCCAATTTTTAGTACGTTGAATAAGTAATGACCCTAAAAATAATGAGAAATAATGATTATAATTACCTGTAGGAAGAGCAGAGTCTTCGACTATAATCACAGCTAAACGTTTTGCAAAGGATTCCATCCCCACGATGAATTTTTGTAAATCAGGATTGAAAGATCCAGGGTGTTTACTCAAATATATCATCGCCATTACTAATAAAGATTTACTATCTACAATTTCTCCATTTAAAAGTAGTATTCTATCTGGTCTAAATCTTATAACTTTTTGAATTAAAGATTTATAACTAGAAGGACTAAATTTATCAAAACTTTTCACAATAGTATCTAAATCTTTAATTCCTGGAAGAACTTCGTACATAATGTATTCATAATCACTACTATTTATTACTTGTTTAGATGTAATAATTCCTATCTCAGATGTATTATTAGATCTAACCCATTTATTTTTTACATATTTATAATCACTTGATAATCCACTTAATACATATATTTGTCCTTTATTTTTATGAACTGGTTCTCCTTCTAAAGTAAATTTAATTTGATCATATTCAGATACTACTTTATAATCAGTAGGTATTTTCCAAAATTCCTTATAAAATATTAAAGTAGGTTTGCCAGTATTTTCAACTATCATATCATTAATTTCATCTGAACTCCAAAATCCATCCTCTGAATTAGGATTACCATTAACTAAATCATCTAGTTGCTCCTCTGTTAAAGATTCTCTTAATTTAGAATTACCTGGTTGTATAATTTCTATTCTAACATTACCAATTTCTTTATTACTATTTTCATTAGTTTCTAGCCATATTTCTTTCATCAAATTACTAAACCCGACAAATTTTGTTAAACTATTCATTTGTGTTAAAAAACGTGCCCACAAATCCTTGTTACTCCTTACTAAATCTAAAGATTTTTCAAAGGGCGCTATATCCTGACCGTGAAACCTAACTATAGTATCTGCAGTAGCCGGCATTGACCCAATCAATATTTCTCCATTATTAGATCCAGTAAAAGCAATAGACATACGATTTAATTTTTCTAAAGCTTTTTTATCATCTGAGATTGTAACATTTTTCCCACCATTTAAATTTCTATTAAAATAGTTTAATATCAAATGAGAGATTACATGGTTACCATAAACTTTAGTTAATGCTATTGAACAAAATTTAAATAATATTATTTTACTTTTAACAGTTAACTGGTTTAAGATACTAGGGTCTTTATTCTTACAAAATTCCAATATTATACCGTTTTCTTTTGAATCCATTTTAATATTATAAGATAAATAATAATAATAATAATATAATTCAATTTTAAAAATAAAAATGATAAAATTAACCAACGTATATAAAGATTATAAAAATGTCCGCCAACTTTACAATGATCCTTGATACATCAGGTAGTATGGGTGCTAGAATATCTGATTCAGAAGAAATGAGAGATTACTGTATGTTAGATATTGGTAAACTTTTAATGTTATCATTCTTGAACTGTATGGAAAAAAATAATACCGTAAATCTTATTAGCTTTAGTAGTAATGTAAAACAAATATGTGAAAATTATAATATTGATTCTATGGAGGATTTAGAAAAATTAATTAATCTTGTAACACCAAATAATACGTTTATCCCATCAGGTTGTACTTCAATGTTTAGTTCATTAACTCAAGCAATTCAAAATTTAAAACATAGCAATAATAAAAACTATATTCTGTTATTAACAGATGGTATGCCTTCAGATATGAGTGTAAACGACTTCATTCTTAAAATTCAAGAATATAATCAATTGATTGGTAATGTAGAATTTGAGCTTTATACAATAAGTATTGGTAACGGTGCAAATACTAAATTTTTAACTGAACTTTCTAACAATTTTGGTGGTACTATGGTTTTCGTTTCAGATATCGGAATGGTATCAAGTGTATTTGTAAATATAATGACTAATATCTTACAACCAAGATGTAAACATCCTAATGAGAAACAAACTAAAATTTCTGAATTTTTTGTATCAGGAATAGAGAATCTTAATGAATTATGTTTAAATAACAGCTATTCAGACGCTCAAAATGTATTTTTAAATATGAAACAAAAACTATTAACTATAATTAATGACCAATCAGCCGTAAATGAATATTTAGAACAAGTTGGGTTAGCTATTCAACAAGATTATTATAAAACATGGGGTTCGCATTATTTATATTCTCTACAAGCAGCTCATAAGAGATATGAATGTCATAATTTCGTAGATAAAAGTGTAACAATATATACAGATCTTTACCCTGAAAAATGGGAAGAAACTATAGATAAAATAGAGTCTATTTATAATACTGTTCCTATTCAAGATCCTTGTTATCCACCTTTTAATTCGAACAGAACAAACACTCCAACTATTAGTTTACAAACTTATGGGCATGGTAGGGGATGTTTACATGAAGATTCTAAAGTAACAATGGATGAAAATAGCACAAAACTATGTAAAGATATTTTACCTGGTGACACTGTATTAGTTCTTAATAATGGTAAAGTAGAAAAGGGTGAGGTAGAATTTATTATTAAAACAAAAACATCTGCAGATACTAAAATGATAAAAATTCCTGATGGTTGTAAAATAACAGAATGGCATCCTATTTGGTTAATTGACCAATATGTTTTTCCTGCAGAATTAACAGGTATAGAAAATGTAGATGACGTAGGTAATTATATGTATAGTTTTGTACTTAAAAATAGAGATGAATGTATGTTTTTTGACGGAATACCAGCAGTAAATTTAGCTCATAACATACAAAGTGGTATAGCAAAACATGATTTTTGGGGAACTGAGAAAGTGCTTAAAAATTATTTAAGGTATTATAATAATTCTAATATTATTACAATTAATAGGCCATTCCCTATTAGAGATATGGAAAATAATGTTTTTTCAGTTATGAACACAATATAACTTATTAAAAAAATATTTTGATTTATTACATAATTGTAATAAATTCTATTTATGAAATTTATATTATTGATTAATAAATGACTAAACAACTTTCATTAAAAAGAGCGGAATTACAAGCTGCTGAATACATCCGATTGAATTCTGTGATACAGTTAAATAATGATTTTGAAAATAGTTTAATTCCTAAAAAGAAAATAAACTATGATCTAAGAATTTATAAAGATTCTAACAACGTTTTATTTTATCCCTATGTATTTAGTAAAACATTAGAGCATGATATAAACACTGGATTTGTTAAAAAAGATGATCTAGATAAATTATTTACTTCGTTAGAAGATGGAACAGTTGAATCAATTAATAATATAATTTTGTCAACAAGCACTCAACGTAAATTAGAAAATTTGTTAGCCTCTAGTTCGTATAATTTGGTTGGTACAGATTCAGTAGCTTTCAGTATACCTAATTTTAATAATGTGGATTCTGAAGCCGGAGCTTTTGAAATGGCGGAAGTATATGGTAAAGCAATTTCAAGAGATATACCTTTTGGGGATTATAATACTAATCCAACAGTAAATAATGTAATAAATTCATTAAATGAATATTCGGATTTTACTACTGCACCTTTAGACAATGGTTCTATAACATCTAATCTATTATTTAGAGGTGCCGGAACCGATGAACAATATGGACCTTATATCTCCCAACTTTTATATTTAGATTTTAATTATGGTAATTTGACCATGAAACAAAAGTATCAATCAGAAAGTGATTATATATCAAGTTTAGATAAAACAGAATGGCTTGAGATACAAAATGGGAAAGTAAATGGTTCAGTTTTAAAAACAGATGAAAAATATATTTATAATGGAAGAATTTTAGGTTCAGCAGTTCATAATGATCCTTTATATCAATTTTATTATAATGCGGCTCTAATCCTTAAACAAAACGGAATAAATCCATCAGCATTTACATTATCAAATTCATCAGCATGGACTTCTGGTGGAATGCCAAATATACTTGCATCTGTGGCTCATGTATGTCAAGGAGCACTTAGAAGCGCGTGGAATGCCAAATGGAATCTTGGAATGAAAATACGCCCAGAAGTATATGCACAAAGATTAAATTTGTCTGATGAAAATTTAGTTGATAGCAACCAAGTTCCGGGTTTAAACAGTATGTATTCACTACTAAGAAATTCGATAAAATCTCTTGTCAAAAACTTTAATAACACAATAAGTGGAGGTACTAATAATAATTTACTTCTTCTTTTACAGTATCCAGAAGGTTCACCAACTCATCCATCGCATCCAGCTGGCCACGCTGTTGTAGCTGGAGCAGCAACTACGATTTTAAAAGCTATGTTTAATTGTCACGAAGAAGATGAAATTACTAGAAAAGCATGGCCAAATCAGGCGGTACATTCAATTGACGGTGATAATTTAGTAGATTATAACGGAACTGACGCTGGTAACATGACAATAGTTGGTGAATTGAATAAATTGGCTTCTAATGTTGCTTTGGGTCGTGACTTCAGTGGGGTACATTATAGATGTGATGGTGATTGTGGTATTAAGTTAGGAGAAGATTTTGCTATTACCTATTTAGTAGATATTGCAAAAGAATTACATGAATCACAAAATGGCTCATTTGACAGTTGGTTATTAGAAAAATTTAATGGAGATATAATTAAAATTAAAAGTATTGGAGTAAGTACAATATAATTTTTACCAATCTTATACCTATTTATGGTATAAGATTCATAATTTATTTATTTTCATAGAAATATTTGTCCAATGGACAGCTCCATTGTTTCTTTTCTTCATCATAATTTAATGTGCCAGCAGTCCAATCGGTTATAATTTTCTGTTCTTCATTGACTGACATGGTTGTTTGTCCTAAACAAGCTATGTTAATATCATAACCATTTAGGAATCCAGGTTTGTTTTGTTCTTTATTTGAATTTAAACTGGATCTACAAATTATTCCTTCACCATCTTCTGATGTAATAGAACTGTCAGGAAAGTTCATTAGAGATTTTATTCCATTACCAGATGAATTATTTCTTCCATATTTAAAATTGTGAAGCCAACCCGCATAACCTGTTATATCTTCTACACAAAATGGAACTGAGAAAATTCTTTTGTCAGCATTTTCCTTAATGCTATTAACAACTTCTCTAATATATTTAACCGCATCACTACTATGTAAATACTGTTCTAATGACTGGTGGATTAATCCACCTCCTAAGAGCCAAGTTTCTTTATTAAAATAAGTACACGATTTAAAATTTACAGCTGATGTTATAGTAGCAGGATCTCCTCCAGTACCGATAGGATCAGCATTTTCATCTTCACCCCTTTTACATCCACCAAGAGCATTACATTGGGTGTTAGGATAATGTCCTGATTTACCACAATAACCAATAAATGGGTAACCATATACTATATCATAATCGTTTTTATCTCCAACTTTTTTCATTGCAGAAAAATACTTATCACTATCGTCAACCAAATTGTAATTATAAAATGAATTATCTTTTGTATTTTTAGATTCACATCTAAATCCAATACCATCATCAACATAATTTATTCCATCTTGAGCTTTATAACAATTAGTATTAGGAGTAGGATTTTCTTTAGAACCGCAATCTGTTTGTTTATGAATCGAACCATTTGGTTTATCAACAAAAATTAAATAATCAACTTCACCGGTAACTTCCATACCAAACTGTAAATAACAATTATTTTTTATTGCATCTAAAACTGGATTAGAAGTTACACCTTTTCCTTTTGTTTTAAGCTGAGAAACTAAATGTGAATTTGCTACATTACCCATTGTGTCTATATAGGTCCACCAATACATCAATTCTATAACTCGAAAACCTCTTTCCTTTTTGTCATTTGTTAACCAATTAGATTCCATAAGTGAATTCCATGCTTTATGAGCTGTGGATGATTGATATGGATTTTTATTTATAGCCATACCAAAGTATACATTTGGTTTAGTCTTTCCTATATTAGTTATAAATTTTGCTAAATCTCCAAATATTATTTTGTACCAATTTTGATCACCTTCTAAATTTACACTATCAATTATACTATCTGCTGGTTCTATATCTAAAGATATATAAATAATATCACCTAAATTATTATCGGTTATCCAATTTACAGAATTAGTTATTTGTTCTTTCATATCATGATAAGATACACCATGGTAAGCTTCCATATTCGCAGTAGGTTTTCCTCCAATTAATATTGCTAATTGAGATACTTCATTACTTAAATTCTTTAGTAATTTTTTATATTTTTCTGTCATCCCCATATCCGATGAAGATATATTATCATACTGTATTTTTATACCATCTAAGCTTGGTCTATTATAAGTAGATTGATAACTTCCTTTTTTTGAAATAAAGTCCCAAAATTGAGAACCTGAATCAATATTATCTAAATCACTAGTATTATCTATAGCTTGCGTATTTTGTGACTGATTATCCCATTTAATAGATTTTGTTACATTATTATTACTCATTTCATTATTATCAAGAGACCATGTATATCCGCCAGTTTTATTAGCAAAAATACCGTATCCCATAAATCCTCCTGTTACTCTGGAGTTCCAAGCCCAACTACTTATTTTTCCATTATTTCCTGTTAATGCCATACCTAAATTATGAATATCACTACCTGTATGATTAAGTAATTTTAGTATAAAATAAATACTTAATGCTACCACTATAACTAATACTACCATAGCTATTATAAAATAAGGGTTTTTATAAAACTTAGTAACCATTTATAATATATTTTTAAAATAAATTAGTTTTAATCTCATTAAATATGAGATTAAATCTTTGTAGAATGAAATATCTGATAAAGTTTTATATTAGACACAACGCTTTGGCAACAAAACAGTTATTACCAATGGGTAAAATCATTTTATTTCATTTCCTAAAACTTTTAAATAATAATCTCTGAATAAAATTACCTATTTTTAAATACTACTAAAATAAATTTGATTTAAAATTGTGTATTATTAATAAAATATAAAATGTTCGTTATTAAAAGAAATGGAGCAAGTCAATCTATGATGTTTGATAAAATAACATCTAGACTAAATATTTTAATGGAAGAAGCCCAAATTACCGATATTGACGCTGTATCGATTACACAACTTTTGGTTCAAAGAATGATATCTGGTATTAGCACAGAACAGATAGATGAGTTAGCTTGTCAAATTATAATGGGTAAAATTCATGAAGGTCAAAAGTATGGCAAATTAGCTTCTAGATTGGCAATTAGTAATTATCATAAAACTACTTCTTCTAGTTTTAAAGAGGTTATTAGAATATTAAGAAATAATAAAGATCCTTGTGGGGAGATCGCTCCACTGGTTTCTGAAGAACTTGAAACATTTTCTATTAAATACGAAAATATTATTGAAGATATGATTCATCATGAAAGGGATTATTTAATTGATTATTTTGGTATTTGTACACTTAAAAAGGCATATCTTTTGAAATCAAATGGTCAATATATTGAAAGACCGCAACATTTATTTATGCGAGTAGCTTTGGGAATACATGGATTAGATGAAGAACCAAATTTTGCTAAAATTAAAAGAACATATGACGGTTTATCTTTACAAAAATTCATGCACGCCACACCAACTTTGTTTCACGCAGGTACTACAAGACCTCAAATGGCGTCATGCTTTACCGAAAATATGGAAGTTTGTACTAGCAAAGGTGTCAAAAAGATTAATCAAGTAATTATAGGTGATTATGTTGTATCGCATACTGGAAAAACACAAAAAGTTACACAAATTCATACAAATAATTTAAATGGTAGAAAATTAGTCAACGTAAGTTTCTACAAAGGTAAGAATTTAGAAGTTACCGAAAATCACAAATTTTGGGCGATGTATGATAAAACTGATAAACCAAAATGGTATAGAATTGATCAATTAGATACTAATTCTTTTATTGGTATTCCAAATAAACAAGATACGGAATTTGATCTTAAGTGTATAGATTTAGCTGAATATAATGAAGAGTTTGTTAAGTCTTGTGATTACAATACGAATATTAAAGAAGAAAGTATTGAGATCCAAACTATTTATCAACATACTAATTTTGGTTATCCGGTAACCATAAATAAATCTCACACTAATATTAATAGATTTTGGAATCTGGATAACGATTTTTATTTTATGAGTGGATGTTTCTTAGGGGATGGTCATATTATGACCAGTAATAAGAAAGGTTATAGATATACTGTTGGTATTGGATTTACATTTAACACACAAGATAAAGAACTGATTGAAAAAATTAGAGATATATCTATTAATTTATTTGGTATTGAACCAACTGAACATCAAATGAAAAATCAAAATACCTTTCAAATACTGATTAATTCACATTATATTGGATATGTATTCGAAAAACTATTTGGTAAAAATTTTAACAATAAAAAACTTCCAGATTTTGTGTATTCCGCTAATAAGGAAAAGGTTAATCATTTGGTGGCAGGACTAATTTCAACAGATGGTTGTATTTCGAAACAAAGAATCGTAACGTTACAGCTTTCAAACTATTCTCTTATGTCTCAGATATATCATTTATCTAGGAATAATAATATAGATGTTAGCTTTACTATTAACAAATATAAACCTAAATTAGCTACTGTGAAACCAGTCTCTATAAGATTTCCTAGTAATTACGATTATATGAAATTTGTAATCAAAACATATACAGATGATCGTTTAAAACAATGTTTAACTTACACTCATAATACTAAGAATCAATATCACCCTATTGAAATCAATGGCAATAAATTTCTAAAAATTAAAAGTATATCAGAAATTGAACCAAAATCACAATTAGTATACACCATAGGGGTTGATAATGATCATAGTTATAACATTGAAGGAGTTTTGTGTGAAAATTGTTTTCTAATAGGTACAGAAGATTCTGTAGAAGGTATTTATGGTACTATCACAGACTGTGCTAAAATTTCGAAATGGGCTGGTGGGATTGGAGTTCATATACATGATATTCGCTCAGAAGGTTCTTATATTAGAAAAACAGGGGGGAGGAGTGATGGAATTATGCCTATGTTAAAAGTTTATGATAGTACAGCTAGATATATCAATCAAAGTGGTAAACGCAACGGTTCCTTTGCTATGTATTTGGAGCCTTGGCACGCAGATATTATTAAATTTTTACACGCAAAAAGAGCTCAAGGAGTTGAAGAAGAAAGAGCTCGGGATTTATTTTATGCATTGTGGATTCCGGATTTATTTATGGAGAGAGTACAAAAAGATGAAATGTGGTCTTTAATGTGTCCTGATGAATGTAAAGGATTAAGTGACTGTTACGGAAATGAATTTGTAGCATTATATGAAAATTATGAAAAAGAAGAAAAATATAAATCTCAAATTTCAGCACGAAAACTTTGGGAAAATATTGTTACTTGTCAAATTGAGTCAGGAGTACCTTATATGTGTTATAAAGATGCCGCTAATACCAAATCAAATCAATCTAATATTGGTGTAATTAAATCTAGTAATTTATGCGCTGAAATATTCCAATACAGCGATGCGCAAAATCCATCTGTTTGTAATTTGGCATCAATTAATTTAAAAGCAATGCTAAAAAATCCGTCTAACATATTGATTAATATAACTATTATTTCAAAACCCAACTGTTTTTATTGTAAATTATTGAAATACTTTTTATCTTCTAGAGGTATTCGCTATTTAGAGTTGAACAAAGAAGACCCTACACTTAATACTGAAATTTTAGAACTACAAGAAAAATATGGAGATACCAATTACAAAACAGTACCCCAGGTATTCGGAGAGTTAGGAGATAGTACATTTAATTTCTTAGGAGGATTTTGGGATGTATGGGAACATTTAAGGCCTAATATTGATTATAAACAACTAAAAGATGTGGCTCAAGATTTAACATATAATCTTAATAAAGTTATCGATAGAAACTTTTATCCTCTTGAAGGAGCTAAAAAGACTAATTTTGAACACAGACCAATTGGAATAGGTATACAAGGACTAGCTGATATGTTTGCTGAAATGTTGATTCCTTTTGATTCTGATTTAGCCAAGATAATAAATAAAGAAATATTTGAAACCATCTATTATGGAGCTATGAAAGCAAGTATAGAATTAGCTGAAAAAGATGGCCCTTATTCTTCATTTGAGGGTTCACCTTTATCGAAAGGGCAATTTCAGTTTAATTTATGGGGTCTAAAAGATAATGAACTAAGTGGTATTTGGGATTGGGGTGAATTAAGACATCAGCTACTTAAACACGGTGCGAGAAATAGTCTATTAACCGCTTTGATGCCTACAGCCTCTACCGCGCAAATTTTAGGTAATAATGAATGTTTTGAACCATTTACTAGTAATATTTATACTAGAAGTACTATTGCTGGTGAGTTTACTATGATTAATTCTTGTTTGATGAAATTACTTGAGAATATAGGCATTTGGAATAAAGATTTTGAAAATCTGCTCATTTACAATCGAGGTTCAATTCAAAATATTAAAGAATTACCACAAGATTTTAAGAATGTATTCAAAACTGTATGGGAAATAAGTCAGAAAAAATATATTGAGTTATCAGCTGAAAGGGGGCCGTTTATTTGTCAAAGTCAATCATTAAATATTTGGTTTGCGAAGCCTAGTTTTACATCTTTATACAAAGCGCATATGTTAGGATGGTCTCTAGGACTTAAAACCGGTAGTTATTATGTTAGACAATTACCAGCCATTAATGCTCAACGCTTAGGTATGAGTGCTTCAGTTGAAAAATCTTTACAAGAAGATACATGTGAATCCTGTTCAGCTTAATTAACAAATATTTTACTTATATAAAAATATATAAGTAAAAATAAGTTTAAATTGGGATATTTTCAAGTTAAAAGTTTTGATACTGTGAAAAAGACTGTAGTAGCAAATGTATTAATTGTTATAGTGTAAAAAGGAATTTTATTAGTTCCAATAGTAGTAAATTTAATTATACCTGTATTCCAACTTGTATTATAACTAAAAGTAGTATCTAAACTTTGACCAGTATCTGTTAAGTAATGTTCATTACCCATAGATGGTGATAATTGAAAAGCAGTGGTATTATTACCATTTATATTTATCAGTTCATTAACACCTCTAATTATCAGATCATCTAACTTAACACTTAGTTGAATTTGTTTAAATATAGGATTCCAAAATAATTTTAAATATTGGTCTTCAAAAATTGTTTTAAATGTATTTATACTTCCATCTAAATTTAAAGTAAATAAATTATCAGATTGTTGTGGTGGACAAAGAGTATTACTTATTTTAAAACTTGTCATCTTTATTTTTATATGATTTAAAATATAAAAGTTTTTTTAAAAAATGACAGATACATGGTTTATATTTAATAACCAAGGTAAGCTAGCCTTTAATACAGAAAACCCACTACATGCCACAACAGATTATCTACCTCTCGCTGATCGTCCTGGATATATAGTTAAAAATCCAGTAGGTTACGATATAACAAAAACTATAACTTATGATATTGCTAATAATGAAGTTATTATTGGTGATTTCTCATTAGATATATCACCAGATGAAACAGAACCAGTTGATGTGGTTTCAGTTGTAGGAGATATAGAAACATTGAATAACCAAATAACAACGATTAATACTAAATTAGATAACTTAGAAAATATTACTAATTCTAATAGTACATCAATTACCAATATAGAGAATACAATTAGTATAATGCAATCTCAAATTAACAATATAGAACAGACTATAAGTTCTTTACAAAATTTTAATTTAACTGGAGTTGATATAAGTTCATTAAATTCTTTACTCAGTGCTCTTCAGACAAATGGTTCTATAGTAAATACGATTACTAATATTTCTAACGTAACTAATGAAATTATTACAATTAATACACAAGTTCAAGGAATAGAAGCTACAATATCTTCTACATTAGTTTCGTAATGTAGAAGTTACTTATCTTCTTAATGATAATACGATTGTATAAAATTTTAATAAATAAATAGGGTTTAAAGTTATTTAAAAATGAAAAATGAAAAATAAAATCTTTTTAATTAATAAACATGGCAAGTAATCAACCAACTACAAACGCGAGAGCTAAATTACATTTGACAGACTCCAATGGAAATCAAATGCAGCTTATTCAAGAAACTGGAAATTGTCAGCTAAATGCTTTATCCAAATTCACAATTAATGTCCCTAACTTTGCTATTACTGATGGCACTGATACTGTTGACGATTTTCTAGCTACTAGAAGTTCCGATATTAGTACCAGAACTTCAGCTGATGCAAGTTTGACTACTAGATTATCTACAGAAGAAGATTCAAGGTCTACTGCTGTATCTACAGAAGCTTCCTCAAGAACGTCTGCTGATACTAGTTTAACTACTAGATTGTCTACAGAAGAAAGCACAAGAACATCAGCCGATACAAGTTTGACAACAAGGATTTCGATTGAAGAATCAGCAGGTACAGTCAACTTATCTACTGAAGCTTCATCTAGATTATCTGGTGATACTAGTTTATCAACAGTTTTATCCACAGAATCTTCTACACGTACATCCGCAGATGCAAGTTTGACAACCAGACTTTCCACCGAAGAAGATTCAAGGTCTACTGCGGTATCCACTGAAGCTTCCTCTAGGCTATCTGGTGATACTAGTTTATCAACAGTTTTATCCACAGAATCCTCAACAAGAGCTTCAGTTGATTCTAGTCTTGAATCAAGATTGGTCGACGAAGAAACAAACAGGGATAGCGCAGTATCTACAGAAACGTCTTCTAGGACATCTGCAGATACCAGTTTAACCACAAGGTTAGCTACACTTGAAAGCAATGTCTCAGCAGGTATTGACTGGAAAGCACCTGTAGCTAACATAGGTGACTTTATTACATATGATCCAACTGCATCTGTTGGTGATGTCAGGGTTGTTACAGACCTTAAGGACGCCTTTTTATTCGTAGGAGCTGGTAATGGTGAAGATCTTACTGCCTTACATCCTACCATGGCCGATAAATACATTAGATTTGTGGACTCTAATGAAATTGCTGCCAACACAACTTCAATTGATACCCGTATTTCTACCGAAGAAGATACCAGGTCTACTACAGTTTCCACTGAAGCTTCTTCTAGGACTTCAGCTGACGTAAGTTTGACAACAAGAGTTTCAACTGAAGAAGATTCAAGGTCTACTGCTGTATCCACCGAAGCATCATCTAGATTATCTGGTGATACTAGTTTATCAACAGTTTTATCCACAGAATCTTCTACACGTACATCCGCAGATGCAAGTTTGACAACCAGGCTTTCTACCGAAGAAGATTCAAGGTCTACAGCCGTATCCACTGAAGCTTCATCTAGATTATCTGGTGATACTAGTTTATCAACAGTTTTAACTACTGAATCATCTACACGTACATCCGCAGATGCAAGTTTGACAACCAGGCTTTCTACCGAAGAAGATTCAAGGTCTTCAGCCGTATCCACTGAAGCTTCTTCCAGGACTTCAGCTGATCTTAGTTTAACTACTCGTCTTGCTTCCGAAGAAACAAACCGTTCTAGCGCTGTATCTACCGTAGCATCTATCAGAGAATCCGCAGATGCAAGTTTAACTACTAGACTTGCTTCCGAAGAAACAAACCGTTCTAGTGCTGTATCTACAGAAGCTTCCACAAGATTATCAGCAGATGGCAGTATAACTACTAGAGTCGGAAATGAAGAGTCTTCTAGAATTACTGGTGACAGTAGTTTAACAACAAGGATCAGTACTCATGAATCTACCCGTACTTCAGCTGATCTTAGCTTAACCACCAGGATTTCAACTCATGAATCAACACGCTTATCCAGTGATAACTCTCTTCACTCAAGAGTTTCTAGCGCAGAAGATACAAGGTCCGTTGCAGTATCTACTGAAGCCTCTTCAAGAACTTCCGCTGATCTCAGTTTAACTACTAGAGTGTCTACAGAAGAAGATACAAGGTCTACAGCTGTATCCACAGAAGCATCTTCAAGAACTTCTGCTGATCTCAGTTTAACTACTAGAGTGTCTACAGAAGAAGATACAAGGTCTACAGCAGACACTAGTTTAACTACTCGTGTAGGAACAGAAGAAACTACAAGATCACAAGCTATTTCTACTCAAGCTTCAGCTAGGGCTTCTGCAGATACAAGTCTAACAACTAGAATTGCTGCTTTAGAAAGTAGTGTTGTTGCTGGTGTAGACTGGAAAGCACCAGTAGCAAATATCGCAGCTTTAGTCGCATTAGATGGTAGCGCATCTAATGGCGATGTCAGGGTAGTATTAGATCAACTCGATGCATTCTTATATGTAGGAGCAGGTAATGGTGAAGACTTAACTGCTTTAGATGCAACACTTGCTGATAAATATATCAGATTCGTTGATTCTACTGAAATTGCAACTAATACTGCTTCTATTGACACACGTATCTCTACTGAAGAAGATACCAGGTCTACTGCTATTTCTGCAGAACAAAGTGCAAGGCTCAGTGTAGACACTTCTTTAACTACACGTCTCACTTCAGAAGAAACAACCAGTTCTACTGCTGTATCCACTGAAGCTTCTTCTCGTTTATCAGCCGATACTAGCTTAAGCACTGTTCTTTCCACAGAATCATCTACACGTACATCAGCAGATACTAGCTTAACTACACGTCTCACTTCAGAAGAATCTACACGTGGTACAGCTGATACCAGTTTAACAACTCGTATTTCTACTGAAGAATCTACAAGACTTTCTATGGACACTTCTATTACCACTAGGGTAGCAGCAGAAGAAACAGCACGTAGTTCGGCAATTTCTTCTAATTTATCAGCCATTACAAGTCTCGAAGATATTATTAATGCTGCTCTATTAAATTAATTTCAATTAATATCAATAGAATCTAATTATATTACTTATACTTAGTAATATAATATTCGTAAAAAGACTATATTGATTTAATAATAACTTAAAACTATTTATAGAATAAAATATCTTTATAAAATGACAGAAAAGTTAAAGATAGGGGTAACCATAGGAGCTAAGTGTTTGAATGAATTATTTAACTGTGGTATACACACTAATGTTATAAATATTTTTAAGTTATTAGAATCTATTCCAGAATTTGATGTAACAATGTTATCTATATTTGATTTAGATTTAGAAAATCTAAATGATAAACATCCAGTTTTTGATGATATAGAAATTAAATTTTTGAATAAAGAAGGAAAGAATTTTGATGTTATTATCTTTATGGGAGGATTACCCCACGCAGCTGATATAATTAAATTACATAATATGAGAAGAATTAAACTAATTTACTATAAATGTGGTAATGATTTTATTAATTTAGCTGAAAAAATACTATGGGATAAAGATCCTAAAGAAGAACGTGACGATTTGTTCACTTTTTTCGACGAAGTTTGGTATGTTCCGCAACAAAAAGAACAAAATCATCATCATTATCAATTAATGTTTCGTCATTCTAAGATTGTACAAGTTCCTTTTGTATGGCATCCAAGATTACTAGATTATGAAATGAATGATTTAAAAAAGCAAAATAAACTAAAACCTTATGACACAAATAAATCTAAAAAAACACTAGGAATTTGTGAACCAAATATAAGTACTGTAAAATTGTGTTTAGTTCCTATGTTAATAGCAGAAAAAAGTTACAGGTCTAGTGGAAAAGATAAAATTAATTATCTTATGGTAACAAATGCTATAAAATATCAAAATAATGGTAATTTTAAAACTTTTTGTCATAATTTAGACCTACAACACGACGGTAAACTATCAATTGAGCATAGATATAAAATTACCTATATACTTAATGAACATATGGATATTTTAATATCACACCAACAATATAACCCACTAAATTATTTATATTTAGATTGTGTCTATCTCGGATATCCTGTACTACATAATGGCAATCTTTGTAAAGATATTGGGTATTTTTATGAAGGTTATGATATAGATGATGCAACTGAAAAATTAAATTATATTCTTAACGAACACGATAAAGAACACGATAAATATTTAGAACGAAATAGAAAAGCTTTAGAAAAATATAATTTTGAAACTAATCCACTTTTAACAGAAGATTACAAAAAATTAATTTACGATAGTTTTTCAGGTAACAATGAGAAAAAATGTTGGAATGCTACAACAAACTTATTTTCTTAATACTAATAAGGAATATATTAAATCCTAAATTAAAAAATTTATTTTTATAATTAAAATATTTTAATTATAAAAAAATGTCATCATCTCAAAAAACTAATTCAATTGAAAGGCTTCCTGAGCCTTTGCTAGAGAAATCCAACGAAAGATTCATTCAATTACCATTAAAGTATCCAAAACTACAAACTGCATATTTAGAGCACCAAGCGCTTTTCTGGAATCATCAAGAAATTGATTATGCGGCTGATTTAAAAGATTGGCAAAAACTTTCAAAAGATGAACAATTTTTCACAGAAATGATATTAGCATTTTTTGCAGGTTCAGATGGAATTGTTTTAGAAAATATTATGTCAAATTTTGCTACAGAAGTAACTGCTCCTGAAGCACGAAATTTTTATAGTTTTCAAGCTTTAATAGAAAATGTTCATGCTCTTACATATGCTAGTTTACTCGATACTCTAGTGACTAATGAAGATAAAAAGGCCAAACTATTTAATTCAATTGATACTATCCCATGTGTTAAAAGGAAAGCAGATTGGGCTATGAAATGGATGAATTCGGAAACAGAACCATTTGAACAGAGATTAGTGGCATTTGCTTGTGTAGAAGGAATATTTTTTAGTGGTTCGTTTTGCGCTATCTTTTGGTTAAAAGACAGAGGTTTAATGACAAAAGCTTTAGGAGGATCAAATGAACTTATTGCCCGTGATGAAGGTCTCCATACTGACTTTGCAATCCTTTTACATGAACATTTAAACAATAAATTAGATTTAAGTATTATTAGAGATATAATTATGGAAGCTGTTGATATTGAAAAGGAATTTATTTGTGATTCTTTAAAATGCGATTTGATAGGAATGAACTCTAAATTGATGAAACAATATATTGAATTTGTTGCTGATAGATTGATGGTAAAATTCGGCGGAGAAGAAATATACCATTCTGAAAGTCCATTTGATTTTATGAGCCGTATTAATATGAACTCAAAAACCAACTTTTTTGAAAAGAGAAATAACGATTATGTCCATTCTAGTTTTAGCAGCGCTGCCTGGGATAAAGTTGATGATGAAGAGGAATGGTAAATATTGATTTGATGAAATAAAAGTCTTTTTTTAAGTAATTACTTAAAAAAAAATAGAAGTTATTTATAATAAATAAATGACAGAGATAAATTGTTTTGATATATTACCGGGTACTTATTCTGAGCAAGACCTTAATGAAGCTATTCCACAACTTAAATTATATGTAGAAAATTTATATATTGGACCTGGCAAAATTGAAGATGTTAGTAAAATCCCAATAGCTGCATTTTTTAGTAATAGAATTGACCAAAAACAAATTTGTGTTATAACTAAATTAGCTAAAAAATATAAAGAACATGTTTACAGAATAAATAAACAAATTCAGGAGCATCCAATTGGAAATTATGGTATAACATTACCTAATAAAAAAATTATTAAATTAGGAAAACCATCTAAATTTTCTCCTATTGAAATTTCTAAATTAGCAGAAGTTATTGACCAGTTTGGAGCTGATACTGAAATTAAAAAGAAAGAACCAAGATTTAAAACTCTAACTACCAAGGGATCGTTTTTTGACGAAAAATATCCTTATGATGATTTATTATTTGATTACGACGGTACTGGAGTACCAAGACGTGCAAAACTTTATTTTACTGATAAAGATAAAATTAGAAAAGGCTATGATTTAAATGAAACAGAACATGAAATAGCTTCTTTATTTGCAAAACAATGTCATATGAAACTTAATGGTGATAAAGGATATTTTTCAGATAAAGGAACTGGTAAAACTAAAAAAACAGATGCTCAGAAAGATAACTTTATTAAAACTTTTTGGAAGGATTTTACCGAAGGTGTATATTATAAGCGTGTAATTAAACAACCATGTGTTTCATGTAATGGACAGTCTAAATATTGCTGGGCCAAAAATATTCAAGAATTTGAAAATATAAATAGAACTGATGTAACCGCACATAGATATATGAGAAAAAGTCTTTCAACTATTTTTAAAGGTTATAAAAATTATAAAAATACAGACTTTGGGGAATTTATAAGACAAGTAGATTTTGTAGCTCAACAAAAAGCTGACGAAAGGGAATTTAGAAAAGGAACAACTGATGATAAAATAGAATTAAGAAAAAATGAAATTATTCAAAGAGAAGAGAAAAAACATAATAGATCCTATGCTTTAGTTGATGATAGAAAAGAACCTCTTGGTAAAGTTACACCGATGTTATTAAGATTATTTACTGGTGCTAAATCAAAATTATATTCACCAGGAGAAATTACCACAAAAATAGAACCTGAAGATTGTATATTAAATATTTGCGGTGGTAACATTCCCAAACCTCCTCCAGGAAGATGTTGGGGAGCAGTTATATGCGATCCAACAGTAAAAATAGTAGTTTGGTTTAAACCTATTATTGAAAGAAAAGGAGTATTATCTGTAGTAGGAGATGGTGATATTACTTTTGGTGATCTTAGTTTAATATCTTCTAAAGACAAAATGTTCAAGTTTGAAAAAGCAAGAAAATTAAACGAAAATATTAAAATTGTTAGACAAAGTTATGAATCTTTATTAAACTCAAATAATAAAGAAAAAGAACAAATTGGAGTGATAGTATACCTATTAGACCATTATGGATTTAGAGGTGGTAGTGAAGAAGATAAAGATTCTACAAAAGAAGAAGATGGAATAGGTGTTACTACATTGCCAATCAGTAGTATAAAATCACTGACTAACAGTTCAATACATTTAAGTTTTAAAGGTAAAAGTGGAATACAATTTGATGAGCAAGTTAAAATTCCTAGTAATATTTCTACTCTTATTAAAAGTTTTATTGAAGGAAGACCTAAAAATTCTCGAGTCTTTAACCTTGTAGATCTAGACAAAGTAAATCAATATCTTCATTCTATAGATAGTCTATTTAGTGCTAAAGTTTTTAGAACAAGATTAGCTTCAGAAATAATGAGTAAATGTTTGAATTCTAAATCTCTAGAGATAAAACAAGGTGAGATTAAAAAAATATCTAAAGAAAAATTTGACTCGTGTAATATGGCTGTGGCGATAGCGTTAAATCATAAGAAAAAAGCTACACCCGCGCAAGAAGCTAAGCTGAAAAAAATGAAAGAAGAGATTGATATATTAAAAAATCAATCACCAAAAGATAAACAAAAAATAAAAGAATTAGATAATAAGTATAATTTAGATAAACAACTTTGGGAAGTTAATTTAGGAACTTCCATTAAAAATTATATTGATCCACGTATTATAGTTGCGTGGGCTAAAAAACAATCTGAAGATTGGAATGAGGATTTTAAAGGAAAAACTACCACTATTAATAATTTAGATGATCTATATTTATTACCACAAATGAAATTTGTTAAAGCTAAAACTGAAGAGGAAGATGGAGGAGCTATTTCAAATCCAGAATTTGTATGGGCAATTGAATCTGTAAATAACGATTGGAATTGGCAAACTTCTCCATTACTAATTTCAGATTTACTACAGCCTAAGGATGATGCTGACAACCCTCAACCTGTTAAAAGATTACCTAAACCTAAACCTAAACCTAAACCCAAACCTAAACCTAAACCTAAACCTAAACCTAAACGCAAAGATGATTCTAGCAGTGATTCCGAAGATGATATTCCTATTGGAGATTTAATTGGTAAACCCAAGGATGATTCTAGCAGTGATTCCGATGATGATATTCCTATTGGAGACTTAATTAAAAAACGTAAAGATGCCGAAGTTAATATACCTGACTATTTAAAACATATACCAGGTAATGATAAAGATTTCGATCTTTTATTAAAAATTTGTTTAAATCCAAGTATTGATGATAAAAAAGAATTAAAAAATATTAATCCTTCTGTATTAAAATGGATTTATCCATTTTCTTTATATTCAATAACTAATGATCCTGACTCACCTGATATAAACTACTCTATAGTTTCATTATGCGATGAAATGAATATTTAAGATAAAACACCTGTTTTTAAAGTATTAACTTTAAAAACAAATAATTGAATTTAATAGTTAGTAAAAAAAATCATGTATATAGATAAATGAGTTTCAGAGTACATAATATTGTAAAAGATGAAATAAAAGATTCAGTAAGTGCAGTACCTCATATACCATTAGATACTGCTGGTGATGCTGATTATTATCTAAAAACTGATGGTATGGGAAATTTCTCTTGGGCTAATCCTACATCAGTGATCGGAAATTATATTTCAGGTCCTGATTCAGTATTAGATTATCAAGTGCCTGTATTTGATACTACTACAGGTAGAATTGTAAAAAATAGTTCTGTAACAATTTCGGATGAAAATGTAGTTGATAAAGTTGAAAAATTAAATCTAGTACATGGAGACAATAAAGTTGGTTTGGCAGCAAGTAGCACAATGGTTGAAGATTATAATCTAACACTACCTTTTAATACTGGAGGAATAAATCAATATTTAAAAACTGATGGTACTGGGAGTTTAAGTTGGGATACACCAGCCGGAACAGGATCTGGAGATGTTAATGGTCCAACTGCCCCTGTTCCAATAAGTAGTGTGGCGGTTTTTGCAGATGATACAGGAAAAAATATCACCAATACTTCTAATGTAAAGATAATTAATGATTCTATTTCTGAGATAGCCAAACTTTCTCTTAAACAAGGTAGTAATTCAGTAGGAATAGCAGGAAATTCTTCCACTGCAAATTATGATATTATTTTACCACAATCTGCTGGATCTAATGGAGAAGTATTAACAACCGATGGAACAGGTATGCTTTCTTGGACACAAAATGGTAGCGGAGATGTTAGCGGACCTGGAGCCGGTGTCACCGTTAATACTATTCCAGTTTGGTCCGATACTACTGGAACTTTACTTAAAGCCACTGGTGCTGAAATTGCTTTTGAAAATGATGTATTAGGAACGGGATTAACAACCGGACCTTCTGGATATACTATTGAAACATCAAAAGTATATTTGAAAGGTATTGGAGGTAATGACAATAAAGTTGGCTTAGTAGGAAGTGCCTCTATGACCGGAAAATACTATCTTACAATGCCAGTTGATGCTGGTCAAGCTAATCAAGTCCTTACGACAGATGGAAATGGGACTTTATCTTGGACTACAAATGGAGTTATGGGTCCTATGACGACTGTGAGACATTCAGTTCCTGTGTTTGATAATACAACCGGTACTCTTTTAAGTGCTACAAGTGTACTTATTGAAGAAGAAAATGATAATTCTGGTTTCCATTTAGAAGTTTCAAAAATATATCTAAAAGATGGAACTTTGAAAGTTGGACTTCTTCCTAATACTTCTATGACCCAAAGCTATTACTTAACTTTTCCTCCCAATGTGGGCACCGCTAATCAAGTTCTCACAACTGATGGTAACACTGGTGCATTATCTTGGACCTCTAATGGAACTGGAAATGTACATGCTCCTACTACAGGTAATGTACAAGCCATGCAAGTACCAGTTTTCTCTGATACAACTGGTACTAATCTTGCTAATAGTAACATCACTATAGGTAATAATGGAAATATTGATTATATTAAAGAACTTAGTCTTAGAAACACTATTGGTAATCAGAGAATAGCCATACATGCTCCTCCAGCTCTAGGTGCTTCATATTCATTAATTTTACCAAACAATAATGGTACATCAGGAGAATATTTAACTACAGATGGTTTAGGCAATCTTTCGTGGGGAGAACCCTCGGGGAGTGGAAACGTTAATGCTCCTACTGTTCCTGTTGCTGTAAATACTATACCTATATTTAGTAATACAACAGGAACTACACTTGGTACAAGTCCTATTGAGATTGATTCTAGTCAACAACAAATCGGCAAACTGAAAAAACTTAATATCCAAAATGCTGATAACAGTGGTAATGTTAGTATATCAGTAAATAGTGGTGCAAACTCCTCCTTATCTTTAGTTTTACCTGCCACATCTGGATCTGCTAATCAATATTTAAGTACAGATGGATCAGGTAATTTGAGTTGGGGAACTCCAGCAGGAACTGGTTCTGGTGATGTTCATGGTCCTACCCCAGCACCTATTGGAGTAAATACTATTCCAATTTTTTCTGATGATACTGGAAAACAATTAGGTGCTACCGCTATAGAGATTGATACTGCTACACAAAAAATTGCGAAACTGAAACAAATTAACATCCAAAATGGCGATAGTAGTGGAGAAGTAAATATTTCGGTTAGTAGCGGGGCTAACACCACTATTCCTATTGTATTACCTTCTAATACTGGTAATGCTAACCAATATTTAAGTACAGATGGGGCGGGTAATTTGAGTTGGGGAACTCCAGCTGGAACTGGATCGGGTGATGTACATGCGCCAACTAATACTCCAGTTACAGTAAAGACTATTGCTCTTTTTGGTTCTACAGATGGAACCCAACTAGATTCTACTAATATAAGCATTAATAATAATGAAATTGATAATCTAGTAAAGGTATCCTTAGCGGCTAATTCTAAGAAAATTGGTATTGTACCCAATGCTAGCACACCGAATGATTTTGATTTGACTCTTCCTGATTCAGCTGGCACTGCTAATTCAGTTTTACAAACAGATGGCACTGGTGCTCTTAGCTGGAACCCAGATAAAGTAAGCGGTCCTTCAAGTAGTTCTAATAATCAATTAGCTAGATTTGATGGCACAACTGGAAAAGTTATTTCTGCTTCTAATATAATTGCTAGTGCTACTACTCTTACTAATGTAACCCAAATAGAATTTGCTAAATCTATTGGTTCTTCTTTAGGTATTACTTTATCTTCTTCAGATAGTCTTTCTGAAAGTTACTCACTTAAACTTCCTCCTTCATTAGGTGCTTCTGGACAAATTCTTGAATTAATAGATGCTAGTGGTACTTTAGGTTGGGGAAGCAAAACAGATTCAGGAATTTCTGGACCTGCTAGTATTAATTATGAAAATCAAATTGCTGTATTCTCATCAAAAGATACAGTCAATTGCGCGGTTCCATGGATAGATATAAAACATGGTGGAAATGGTGGCGGAGCATTTGTAAATGTCGAGGAAGGAGATCCTGGACAAAAAACATATTTTGAATGTACAAAAATGGACTGGGCTAATTGTACAATTTATGCTGAAACTGCTAATTCTTTTTCCTTTACATCCGGCTGTAATACTACAAATTCCATAAACGGAGGTACTCAAGTAACATGGGATTTTGTTTGTCATTCTAGACCTACAGATAATCCTGGTGTACTTCCTCAAATTACTTGTTTTATAAATGGAAAAAGTCAACTCATAAATGGTGGCTTTAAACCTAATGATAGTATGTATTTTTACGCTCAATTTGATGAAAACAACTGGTTTTCTGATGGAAAATTTACACTTATCTATCGTGCAGTATCTAACAATAATTGGGGCCTCACTGAATCAATTGGAGTTACTATAGAAATGAATTGGTATGTAAAATATGGCCATCAACCAACTCCTGCTCTTACAAAGTTTTCAGCAGCTAATAGTCCTTTATCTTTTTACATAGGAACTGGTGGTACATTAGTTAGTTTAAATCAACAATGTAAAAACCTTGTAGATACCCAAACTATGACTAAAGATATTTATTGGTATCTTTTTAATATCGAAATGCAAGATACTACTCCTACTCCAACAATCAAACAAATGCTTGAATCAACTTATAACAATAATAATGCATGGCAAAATTTCAGCTTTGGAGACTTAGTAGGATCTGTTCCAAAACCTTTTATTGTATTTGGTGGTTCTGAATGGACTGTTAAAGCGGGAATTAAATTTTTCGAAGGATTTGGAACAGGTCAAGCGCCAAATAATGAAGCATTCACAGCAGTAGACGCATTATTAAATAAATACCAGACTGTAGGTATAGAATTAGATATAGAAATTGGATATATACCAGAAAGTGATTTGAATACATCTAATTCAGTACAATGTTTTGCTGTTTCGCAATTAAAAACCTTTATGGAAGCATGGAGCACTTGGGCACAAGCAAACCAATCAAGTTGGATATATAACAATCCACAAGTAATAATAATCGGAGGAACTTACGTAACATGGGGACAAACACCAGCTCTTGTATACAGTCTAGAAACTCTAGAAGCAGCAAGTAGAAATAATATGATTAGTTTATTAAAAGCTGCTAATGTAGTTGGACAAACTAGTTATAGCGGAATAGCAGGACTTAAACTTAAACAATACTGTTATGGAAGCCACCAGGCTACTGTAGAAGAAATGACTGTAGGACCAGCTCCGGGTAAAGGTTCTGGTCAGGGTTGGATAACTCCTCCCTCAGATTGGATACAAGATGATATTGATGCAGTATTAGATAACTTACTTATGGCTGTGTTCGGTAGAATTAATGGACCTGACCCACCACCAGGTTCTCAAGTTACTGATTGCCCATCTGATATATACACAGTAAATGCTAATGGTCATCAGTATATACAAGATATTATGATTGCCGGCACCCAATATCCTAATTCTTACGCTACTTGGCTTCAAAAAATAAGGAGTAATACTGAGCCACCAACTTTATGGGGAGCTTGGGCAGCCACCTATTGTTCTAATCAATTACCACTTCTTGCTGCTCAAAATCCCAATCTTTTCGATATATATGATAGATTTTCTTCTCAAACTCCTTCAACATATACCCATAGCCCAACACCAATACCTAACCTTACTAACTAATTTGTATTATTATTTATTAATAAATAATAATACAAATATTAAAATTTATACTTTTCCAAAGATAAATATTCTTTAATTAAATCTTTATAGTATTTTTTTATATCATCGGTTAGAACAAATTTTTCTTCTTTTGAATATAAATCAAATTCATTAAATTTTCTTACATCTTCTAAAATCGTATAGTCTTCCCTCTTCATAAAATCTTTATATTCGTTATGTGTGTGCCAAGGATAAAAAGAATGGTACCTAATTATATTTAAACAATACTCAGGAAGGCTATGTAATCCTGAATTATATTTTAAAACCTGATATAAATATTCATCGTGACCATAAGAAAGATTTAGTTTAGATAAACCACAGTGTTTTCTATATATACCTAAATCATCATAACCATTAATCATATCTTGATTATAACAAACTACACTTTTGGGAATCTTTACTCCAACTACAAATGTGTCTCCTACAACTGAATAATCGGGTTCACCAAATATAAACAATACTTTACCCAAATCATGTATCAATCCCGTTAACTGTAACGGTTTATCATTAGGATACTTTTCACGTATTTTCTCTGCAGTTTGATACGCGTGTATGATGTTGGGTACATCTGGCAAATCAGGATCGCTTGGATCTATAAAATCATTCAATTTATCTAACGCTTCTATTATTGTCATCTCTATATTATTACACTTACCATACTTTTCTTTTTGAGATAATACAAATTCTAAACTTTGATTATAATATAACCTTTCATAAAATTGATATTGTATGCTATCAATATCATATTGGCGTAGATTAGAATTATTACTTTCCATTTATCTTATAAAGTTAAAATTATTTTTCCTCTTTATATAAATATGAGTGAATTTAAAAAAAATCACACTTTTGATCAAAGATCAACTGAAGCTAAAAGGATTTTAAAAAAATATCCAGATAGAATTCCCATCATTATTGAAAAAAATAAAAACTGCGTATCTTTACCTAATTTTGATAAAAACAAATATTTAGTACCTGATAATATTTCCCTGGGTCAGTTTATACAAATTGTAAGAAGAAAGATAAATATAAAACCTGCGCAAGCTATATTTTGCTTTGTAGATAATATTATTCCTACATCAGGAACAAATATTAAAAAACTGTATAATACTTACAAAGAAGATTGTGGATTTCTTTATTTAAGTATTTGTACTGAAAATACATTTGGTTAATTTTAAAAAATAAATGATATATAACATTTATTTTAATATTAAATTTGTTATACTGATGAAAGAAAACTCTGAATATTTTGTTCAACTTTATCCATCTCTGCACCCGTTATAGTTGCATCTGGTATGAATTGACCATTAAAATAAAAATGAAAACAAGGGACTCCAGTTATTTGACTTGGGGTATTAGTTGCTTGATCAGCGTTTTCTTTAGTAATCATACAAAATCCTGGCTTAGAATATTTTTCTGCTATTTTAGCTACTGCGGGAGCACAAGTTTTACAAGGTCCACACCAGTCAGTATAGTAATCAATAACAACTATTTTGTTTTGATTAATAACCTGATTACGCTCATCAACATTATTGATTGATGGTATTTGATAATCGCTAGCGTCATTATTTTGTTCACCAGACATTGTCTCAAACGTTTTATAAAGTGCCATTTATTTTATATTAAAGTTTTATAAGCTTTATATAATTTTAAATTTGAAATTTAAGGATAGATTAATTAAATAATATTAATTATGACAAGACAATTGTACGAAGAAGAAATAGAAAATATCCTAGATTTTTTAAAACCTCAACAAGGTATACCCCAAAAAACCGCAATTGCTATAATAAACAAAATAAAAAAAGATCTCAGAGAACAATTAGAAAATCAATACATTTATCCCGAAATAATTCCGGAAATAAAAAAAGAAATAATTAGACAATACAAACTATCCAAAATACACCCAGGAGAAAGTGTTGGTATCGTTTGTGCACAAAGTATTGGTGAAATGCAAACACAAACAACACTTAATACCTTTCATTCTGCTGGTGCTTCCAATAAAACAATGACAACAGGTGTACCAAGATTTAGAGAACTAATTGACGCAACTAAAAATCCTAAAATTGTTAATAATACTATCTTTTTTAATAAAAAATGTAACTCTATTCAAGAAATTAAAAAAGAAGTAGGAAATAGTATAACTGGTTTAACTATCAAAGATATTACCATTAAATCTTTTATACAAACTAATAAACAAGATGAAGAATGGTACGATGCTTTCAAAATTATATATTCAGACAGATTTGAGATGTTTTCAAATTGTGTTACATTTAAAATCGATATTAAGAAAATTTACGACAACAAATTATCACTAGAACAAATTGCAGAAATTATTGAAAATGAATACGATGATTTATTTTGTGTATTCTCACCTCCAGAAATTAGCCAATTAGACATATTTGTAGATACTGAGCAAATCAATTTACCAGAAGATAGAGCTGCATTTATAGACGAAGATAATGCAATTAATATATATTTAGAAGAATGTGTTTTATCCACTCTAGAAAATTTATATATATGTGGTATCCCAGCAATAACAGAAGTATTTTATGCCAAGAAAGATAAACATTGGCATGTCGAGACTAACGGAATAAATAGCAAAAAAATATCTAAACAATATAGTAGTTTCAAAAAATTACTATCTTTACCAAATATAGACTATACAAAAACTATTTCTAATAATGTATGGGATATCTACGAAATACTTGATATTGAAGCAGCTCGACAATTCTTAATTGAAGAATTTACAGAAGTTATGGGAACAGGAATAAATATATGTCATACTACTTTACTTGTAGATAGAATGACACATGCTGGAACTATATCCTCAATTACTAGATACACCCTTAAAAATGATGAAGCTGGACCATGCTGTAAATCCAGTTTTGAAGAAACATTAGACAACTTTTTAGATGCTGGAGCTCAAGGACTTGTGGAAAATACAAAAGGAGTTAGCGCAGCTATAATGTGTGGAAAAAGAAGTGAAATTGGTACTGGTTCATCAAAAATATTGATAGATTTTGATATGTTACCTAGTGAATCAGAATCAGATTCTGAACAAGAATAAAATAATTCAATAATTTTAAAGTTAATTAACTTTAAAATTAAAAAATAAGACCATATATCATACATCTCATTTCTGCTGCTCCATCAACAGTATTTAGTATATCAAATCTAATTATATGGTTTAAATCCAAGATGACCACTTTTTCCTCCATATGCATTGTATGGTTTCATTCCAGGATGACCACTTGGTCCTCCATATGCATTGCGTGGTTTCATTCCAGGATGACCACTTGGTCCTCCATATGCATTGTGTGGTTTTAATCCCGGATGACCTGTTGAACCTCCATATGCATTATGTGGTTTTAATCCCGGATGACCTGTTGAACCTCCATATGCATTATGTGGTTTTAATCCCGGATGACCTGTTGAACCAGGATGAGTTGGGTGACTTGGATGACTTGGATGACTTGGATGACTTGGATGACTTGGATGACTTGGATGACTTGGATGACTTGGATGACTTTGATGACTTGGGTTTCTTGGTGGAACTGGGCAAGTTTTAAATTTAGTGATATCTTGAGTACAGTTCATAGAACAATTCTTCGTGACAGGAGATTCATTACAATATAAGCATGAAAAACCAGATGTATACGTACATACAGCACCATTTATATTACTACATTCTGGGTGACCAACTGTTAACCTATTAGGATCTAATACCTTGAGATGATCATATGGTATATCTTCGATAGCTGTATATATTTTGGGGCTATTACCTAGTATCATAATTTCAGTGGTCCACCCAGTCCATACATTAGCTTGTACAGTAAATTGAACAGAATGATAATTAAACTTTCTAGCTAATACTATAATTAAATGGTCTAACACACCAGTATTGGTTAATCTTCCCACACGGTAATTTTTACCATAAGCAGCTGTATATAAAAATCTTTTTACTTCATCACGGCTTACATTATTTTTACCATATACTGCTTTTAATTCAGTATCTAGATTTGTTTGAAAACCGCCGTTTAACCAATATTGTAAATTTTGGAATCCTCCTAAACCTGTAGAATTTATATCTACCTTATCTGTTAATACGTCTCCATTATTTTCTCTCAAAAGAAAATCAATAAAATCATCCATATCCATTAATTTTAAAATAGCATCTAATTTATTAATATTTGCATAAGTTTTACCTAGATTAACAAACATACCTGATCCTTTTGCTTTATAAAACCATACCCCATATGTTGAATTTACAATAGAAAAACTACTATGTAATCCTTCTATCCAGGAATAGCTTGGATCTCCCTTAACATTGTAATAATCATTCCAGTTGTTCTCGTTGTATTTACTAACAGCAAGAGTATATTTTGGCCACAAAGTTGGTTTCCATAATTGATTATAACTAGGAGGAGGTTGTTCAATATTCTTTTCATTTCCAGTCCATGTATCATTAGCTGCCCATGGAACTTTTCCATCCAAAAAACATTGCTTGTAACTTTCTACAGATTCACAACATTTTTCACCTTCTTTACCAGGTAAATTACAAAAAGGCCATCCATTGTCTAACATTGGATTAGGAGAAAAATTTACATCTGGGGAGCCATTTACACAATCACAAGGTAATTCTAAACAACTTGGTCCAGGTAAAGCGGCTTTATATACTTTCTCTGAAAGTTTTTGTTGGACAATAGCTGGTAAAAAATTAGTATAATACATTTCTAAATCATCAAAATTTTGTTCAGATGGATTGCTTATATAAGGGTATACTTGTTTTAAATATTCGATTTTCCAATTGGTATGTTTAGTCGGATTATTATTTTCATCCGATAAATCTATTTCTGCTAGTATAACATTCATTTATTATATTTATTAAATAAAAAAATACCAATTTAATTAGTAATTCAAAATATTTTATTTCGTGATTTAGATGAACAACAACAAGAACAAATTCCTAATATACTAGAATCAGATTGATCACTCAATTTATTATTTATATTTACTTCATCTTCAGAACCTTGTACAGTTACAACTAACTTTTCCGTATAAATACTATAAGTAGCATTCCAATCCTTTTTTTCTACAGGAATAGCCATAAATTCGCTTGGTGTAACTATAGTCACAGGCTGTCCCTCCTCTCCAATAGCAGGCATTATATCTACATTACCTTCAAAATTTTTACTGTTTGTTGGTGATAATTTTTGTTGAACATTACTTTCAACATTTTCATACGTACTTGCTACATATTTGTTAGCATTATTCATTTTTTATATATAAAAATGTTTTTTAAATTAAATTATTCTTACTTGAGCTTACAAATATTATCATTCAAATATGAGGCAGCTTTCTCTATACCACCTTTTTTACTACAGTCTACTACAACAGGTTTACAAGGTGCAAATCCTGTCTCAGACCAAGTTTTTCCTGGTACACAAGGTTTTTTACATATAGTATCCGAAGTTGCTGTACACTCTTTTTCAACTCCCGCAAATTTACAATCCACACAGGTAAGACACCCTTCCTCAACATTAGAATAAGTTGTAGGCATTTTAGTAAGCTCCTCATACCTTGCTATATTACTATTATCTTTTTGCGGATTGTAACGATTTACAAAATCTCTTAAATCTATATATCTTTTTCCATAAAATTTATTTTCCCCACACTTAATACATTTAGTATTACTTGTAGACGTACAATCAGCGTATATTTTCGATCCTTCTTCACATTCCTGACATTTATAGCATTTTTTATCAATATATTCATAATAACCTTCAGGACATTTACCATCTTTAGGAGTGATAGGAGAGTCAGGTTTACAAACAGTATTGTTTACATGTCCACATAGGACTTTTGTTTTATCTTCATCACAAGTTTGACATTCAAAACATTTTGGTCCAAAACCAGTATCAGAATATTGTTTGTCTTTACATTTATCATAACAAGGTGGACCATATACACTATCAATCCCCCATTTATTTTCTTGTTCCCAACATGAAGATTTACAAATATTATCAATATTATATGTTCCTACTTTAGCAATTCCTTGCACTGTACAAGGAGTCACCTCCTTACATGGTGCAAACCCTGAATGTGACCAAGTTTTTCCAGGTTTACATAACTCATTACATATAGTATCCGAAGTTGCTGAACATGGTTTTTTAACACCAGCAATTCCACAATCTGTACATTGATTACATTCTTTTATACCCTTTTTATCATCCATTTCATCCTTATTTTTTGATATTTTTCTTTGAAGAATATCTAAATCACCACCATATATAGTTGTATTAGATTTAGGATAAATTGGTTGATCCCCAGTATGTATTCCATACCATTGATCCTTCCGACAACATTTTATGTCATTGTTACAAGATTTTGATTCAGAAGATCCTGCTTTTACCTTACACTCTTTTCCACTATACTTAGCTTCCTGAGTAATAGTAAATGTTCTACTTTGTCTTCCACCCTTACAATCTTTATCACATTGATCCCAGTCTGACCATTCACCAACACAATCTATAGGACAAGGTTGTGTATTACAACTTTGTGTTTGTCTGTCTCCATCTTTGGCTTCACAAAATCCATTGCCTGTAGCTGTTTTAGTAACATTAAATTTTCTATTTTTGATACCACCTCCACACTCTTTACTACATTCAGACCAGTTTCCCCACACACCTTCACAAGGTGTATCTACACAAGGATCAGTATTACATGACTCTGTTAGTTTTTCTCCATTTTCGTAATTACAAGGATAACCATTCCCTAACGCTTTTTGTGTAATATTAAAAGATTTATATCTAGTTCCAGTACCACAATTTTTACTACAATCAGACCATTTAGTCCACTCTCCTGTACAATTACGATTAATTTTATCTCGTTGTCTTTGTGGACTTAAAGCTCCTATTACTCCTATTGTTCCACTTATAAAAAGAAATATTACAGTTGTTGATATTACTATCAAAAGTATAATTACAGTGTTTTCCATTTATTAGATAGAAATAATATAGAGCTTTTTTTAATAAAATTAAAAGTGTTTAAAATAAAATGGATCGTAACCACTATCAACAATGTATAACGCAGAATATTCACAGTTCTTATTATCTATCAGGACATGGTGTAACAATGGAACCAACAATTAATATCCCTAATAATACACAAATACTTTTCCTGACGGAAATCGGTGGAAAGTTAGATGTAAGGGACCTCCGAAATATTATAAATTCAGTAAACTATAACCCAGAATCTCGTCAGGCTTTTTTTGAATCACTGTGTGATCCTTCTACTAGACTAGGGATGTCAAGAGCCTTAAGAGTCCAAAAGATGACTGGTCCCAGCAGAATTCAATTAACTCCATATCAACAACAAATACCTGAAATGATTATCGATTTCTGGCTTGTGGGAAAAACTAAGGTCCAAGATACTTGGATAAGAACAACTGAACCAGCTGGTTTTATTAATTTTGCACAATCAGGTAGTGCTGATGCCATTCCTATACCGAAGAGTATAGAGACAGAGCTTGCAAGACTACCAAAAGAACTACGCAACATTTGGACTAGTTCTGGTAAAAAAATAGTGTTGAATCAAACAGTTAAAGAATATATTCAACAACAAGTAATACCTCGAATGTTCCAACCAACTGGTGCCTACGTAAATCCTCGTTCTAACGCACTAGTTAATCACTTTATAGAAAGGTGCGATTACCTTACATCAAAGAATTTAGAAAATCAGAGAAATGGGCTTTTTGATGCAAACTGGAAGTCGTTAAACCCTAAAATAGAACCATTCACAGTAAAACACACACTCTTAATCAAGTTAAGCACCCTAGTCAATCTACCAACCTCTAACGGAGAACCAATGTTGAAAAACATTCAGCTCCTTGCAATGGGAGTGTGTCGAGGGTGTGCAGGGTGCTCAGATGAAAATATCATGAACCAGCGTATAAACTATGAAGTAACTTCGAGGCAATCACGATCGCTCGAGAATTCTGCGATGATTGACCAATATTGTAATTCCCAATTGTGCTCTGGACCAACAGCTATCATGGCGATTCCTGGACTAACGTACTGCCAAACATTAGGTTGCGGCGTCTGCAATATTATTGGTCGTGATAATCAATTATATTGTTCAACATGTCCAGAGACTCAGGCTGTTATAATACCTGGAAAAACATCACCGGTGACTAAGGGCCAAACATGTGACATATGTTATACACTAGATGATCTTGTCGTTCTAGCTCTGGAATGGACTACGGCCTGGCCAAATAAAGAGGATATAGAAATAGAAGGTACGAACATTGGAATTTTGGTTTGCACTATACCTTGGCAAATCCTTTACACGGTCATGGCATTGAAGGAAGAAAATGTACAGGTTGAATTGGGTGATGAGATGGTTGAAACTGTGATACTCCCACAGATGACTGTTCCGTATGAAGCTTTCGTGAACGCTAGCGTTCAATATTTGCAACATCAAACAGAAGAAGGATATAAGAAAATGGTTGCAGAATCATTGAATATGATAGAAGTTTGTATCGAACCTTTTGTTCACATAGATCCTCGTCTCTTACACAAAATCCTTATGTCAGGAGTTATTAAAGGTTTCGAATACATAACTGCCACGTTTGGTGCCCACTATCAATACCCCCCAGTCCTTGGTTATTTATTCCAGCAACTAAATGAAATGGTCGCGATGGTGTTTGCAAATGGAGTGACGATTCTAGAGCCAGTACAGACTGGTGCATGCCAAGTTGACACAAATGCTGTTAATCAGTCAAGAACATTATCAGAACTTCTTAGAAAAGTATATAACCACATTATTGATTTTCAATAAGATAATAAATTAATTCTAAACACAATAGTTTATTTAAATTAAAGTCATTTCTGAAATAAAAATGACTTTTATCTTTAATAATTTTTCAATAAATCAATGAAACGCTTTCTAATCTCAATTGGTAATATTCCTGATTCAAATAATACAAATAATATAAGTATTAATCCAACAAAACCATATGAACTGTTCGATTTACTTTTTAAACTTTTTACCCAATTTCCTAATGGTTCTGAAGTTCTATTTAATATTAAACTTCACGGAGCACCTAATGAGAAGCATTCACAAGAACAAGAATATTTATTTAATGGTGATATACCAATTAATACAAAAGAAATTACCGATATCATTTCTATGGGGAGAAATAGCAGAGGTTTTAAGACATGTGGGTTGTTACAAATATGTCATGGAAATACATATAAAAATCTCTTAAATAGTTTTGACATGTGTATAAGTTCTGAAAAAAAAGAAAGATCAGCAATAGTTTCATGTATCTACACTTTTTTTAAAGAATATAATAATTTTTATCAAGAATTTGAAACAACTTTTTTTAAAGATATTTCATTAGAACTTACATCTTTTTCTTGGGCATTCGGAGAAGCAGATTCTATAACTGAAAAACGGTGGATATTAACTAAAAACTTAGATAATATCAAAAAAAGTAATTTTATAAATATATGGAATCATATATTTACTACACGTAAGTTCTCTTTATCTGAAATACAAATAAGAGATTGTCTTTTACAATACCAATACGATTTACCATATTTAATTGATAATTTTGATACAAAAGAAGAATTGTATTTATTTATAGTTAAATTATTGAATTTTAATAGTATTTATGATAAAGCAATTACCCAATTAAAGTCTACTTACAAAGGCAAACTACTATTTCCAAAATATTTAGAAAAAATTTTCCTGGATAATAACAAGACTATAAAAGATATATTTGGTTGTAAGAGTGAAGAAGAAATCATAAATTTTTTTAATCAATAAAGTATATAAAAAAATTTATTATCTTATTCTCTAAATTTTTAAAAGTATTTGGATACTTTTAAAAAAGTACTTTCAAATTCTAAACACACAAAAAATACTGAAACACACATCCAAAATGTGTGTTTAGAATTTGAACATAAAAAATAAATATTTTATGATTAAATTATGTTGTTTTTACTTAAAGTGGTCAAGTTATTTTTTAAAGAAAATAATATTATTTATAAGAAAATTGATACTTTTCTTATTTTTCTTACGAAGAAATAAGAAAATGATTTAAACATATTATTTTTTTAATATAAATGCCTCTTGTATGCGAATTTTGTGATAAATCTTTTGAAACTAAAAGTGTGTTAACTCGACACCAAAGAACAGCAAAATACTGTATCAAATTACAGAATAATAATTCTGAGATTAAGACCATAAAGTACACATGTCTATTTTGTGATAAAAATTATACATCAAATGAAAATTTAGTTAATCATCAAAAAAATTGTATTAAAAGATTTGAAAAAATAATTTTAGATAAAGATACTAAAATTACAGAATTAGAATATGAAGTTAATTCTTTAAGAGATGAGATAAAACTAATAGAACTAAAAACCATGAATGCTTTGTTAGAAAAATTAAAAGATCCTGATAAAGAAACACAGGAATATATCAAAGATCTTCATAATAAAATTCATGAAATAGCTATATTAGCAATTGATCAAAAAAATGAAAAAGTAACAAATTTAATACAAAAATATGTCAAAAAACAACCTAGAAAAAAATTTGAATGTTCAAACGTTATTTATATTATAACTACTCCCTCCTTAAAAAAAGATAGAAGATATATTTTAGGAAAAGCTAAAAACCTTACAAATAGACTTTCTACTTATAATAAAACAGACGAACACGAAGTTATATTCTATCAAGAATGTAAAGATGAAGATATAATGAACTCTTTAGAAATAACTGTTTTTCAAAAATTAAAAATATTCAGAGAACAAGCTAACAGAGAAAGATTTATACTTCCTCAAAATGAAAACATTAATATTTTTATAGATACAATTAAAAATTGTTTCGATTTTTTACAGTAATTACTAAAACACACATCAAAAATGTGCGCAGAAAAACTTTTCCAAAAAAATAAATATTTTATAATTAATTTATGTTGTTTTTACTTAAAGTGGTCAAGTTAATTTTTAAAGAAAATAGTCTAATAAATAAGAAAATCTGGTGTTTTTCTTATTTATTAGAATAAAAATAAGAAAACTGTCTAAAGATTACTCTTATTAATTATAAATGTCTATAGAATGTGAATTTTGTAACAAAGAATTTAGTACTAAAGGAAATTTAATAAAACATCAAAAATCAACAAAATACTGTATAAAAATCCAAAAAGAAAGAGGAATTAGTGTAGATGAACCACATAAATATAACTGTAAATTTTGTAATAAAAATTTCTATGAAAAAAGTAATTATACTAAACATGAAATAATTTGTAGCGAAAAACCTAATAAAGAAAAAGAAGAATTATATGCTGAAATAGAGAAGTTGAAGAGTATAATATCTGAGAAGGATGAAAGAATATTGGATTTGGAAGGAGAAGTAGCGCAGTTGAAAGAAGAGAATAGAATGATTGAAATTAAGACCGAGAAGCGTATGTTGGAGAAGCAGACTCAGCATTTGCAATCTACGGTTGATGAAATTGCGAAGCAACCTCGTACAACAAATAATAATAAGATATTGATAACTACTCCTTTGGATTTGTCTAAGGAGAGCGTTAAGACAGCTATTGAGGCTGGTTTTTCCCACGAGCATCTTGCGTTGGGTCAGAAAGGAGTTGCTCAGTTTGCCTATAACAATATATTAAAGGATTCTGATGGTAAGTTGAAATATGTGTGTACTGATCCTTCTCGTCAGATTTTTCAATATAAATCTAATGATGGAAAAATACAAAAAGATGTTAGAGCTACAAAATTGACGAAAGCTATTTTAAATGGTGATATTAAACAAACATCTCATAAAATTGCCTGGGATAATATGAAAGATGGTAATAATGAGATATTTATGGAGTATACCAATTATTATCAAAACATTCAAGGTATGGAAGAGGATAATACGGATTTTAGAAAAGAGCTTAGTAGTTTAGCAATTAATTAAAAGAGGTTTTAATTTTCAAATTGATATAATTTGAAAAAATTACAAGTCTAGAAATAAAAATGCAAATGAATATTACTGGAATGGTTCAAGATTTTACTTCCTCAGCTTTTGAGAATTCAAAAGAAGCTTTGGGGTATTCAGCAGAAACTATGAATTTTTATTTAATAATGTTTAAACAATTTTCAGAACTGATTTGCTGTGTTCTACTAATTCTTACTATGTGGAGCTTATTTTTAAACCGTTCTTTTATGACAAGAACGATTACCTATAATACACCAAGTGAGACACCAACTCATGATACGAATGTCCGGCCTCGTACAACCTGGTTACCTAATACCCAGATTATGAATCAAACTGATTCTGATGATAGTTCAGATGTTGGTGAGCTCGTCGATCTTCATCTGAATACCCGTGCACAAGCTGGAAGTACTATTATAATTGGGGCAATGCATGAATTGCTTCAAATTCACGGAGCAATGAGAAATAGTGATATTACAGGAATCCTGGGTTTTAAGACTGAAAAACATAATGGTTATCTTACAATGACACTAATGAAAAATCATCCAGACCTTTTTGGGCAAGAACCATCTAGTAGGATGTGGTATGCAAAGTACGGAAACTAATAACAATAAGTAATAATAATTTTTGGTAATAATAAATTACCAAAAATCAGATGGTTTAAATTATTTAAGCAGTTGCTTAAAAATAATGTAATTTTATTACAAGTACATAAAGATTAACAGAAATACAATATTATATTTATAAGCCAAAGTAATACTTAATACTTTGAAGAATTATCTCTTTTCTCTTTCTTTTATCAGGTTGGAGATCCTCTGCATCTAAGTCAGCTGTAATTTTTCCAACCATTTCTTCTGCTAACACTCTTTGTGTATAATAATCTTGTGAATTAAAGATACCAAAAACCATTTATTATTATGGCAATATTTTAATTTTTGAAAATTTAGATTTTAAACATAAATAATATTTATAATAAATGATAATAATTTCACATAGAGGTAATATTGATGGTCCTAATCCTGATTTGGAAAATAAACCAGACTATATTGAAAAGGCTTTAGCAAAAAATTATATGGTTGAAGTAGATGTATGGAAAATAGCGGATGAATTGTATTTAGGACACGATTCACCACAATATATTACTAATCTAGATTTTTTAAAACAAGATAATTTGATTTGTCATGCGAAAAATTGTTTTGCTCTAGAAACACTGATTAAACATAATATACATTGTTTTAGTCATAATCTAGATGATGTTGTTTTAACAAGTCAAAATTGGCTTTGGACATACCCTGGTAAATTGTTAACACCACTTAGTATAGCTGTATTACCGGAAAAATGTAAGATTTGGGATATTTCTGACTGTAAAGGAGTATGTACAGATTTTTGTAATAAATATATTTAAAAAAATAATATGTTTTTATTATATAAGGAGTACATCCAGCATACAACATTTAACCTTACTAATTAAGCTAACAATAATACTAATAGTACTCCGTAAGATTTTATTTCAAAATATTTTTTTTGAAATAAACTTATATATTATTTATCTTAGACTTTTCTACTTTTAAAAGTGTATTTTCTAACTTATCTTTATTAGCTTGAAAGTGATTAAAGTTACAATCATGCTCTAATAAATGTTGACTACAATAAAAATTATTACACTTACATTTATGCATCTCAATTAAGAGCATATTTATCCTTTTTTTACACATAGCACATTTAATTTTTTTTATTGGTTTTTCAGTCATATTTATATATTAAAATAATATTATTTTAAATATTTATATTATATAAATGATGTCATTTCAAAATTATAATTGTCCCAAAGCGTTTAATGCTTCATTCGTTAAAGATCAAAGTTCTTGCGCAGATAATTGTCAATCTGAATTAAAAAAATGTGGTAACTGGGCTCCAAGTGTCTGTTATGACTTTTGTGAAGATCATGGAGTTGTAAAAAATCCTAAATTAAGCTCTGGTTATGCAAAAGCTCGAAATTGTGCACAACTCTATGCTAATCAGCCTGGTATTCAATGTGAAGATAAAATACGGGATTGTTGTAAAGGGGATCCTACTTGTCTCAGAGCTGTACAAACTTGTTGTATACCCGAAAGTTGTCGAGTTAGCCCTCATATATGCGGGTCTCCGAATAATTGTCCTCAGTTTACTCATCATGGATCTGGACATCAAGGAAGCGGTGGCACAAAAGGCTATGGTTCTGAAGATGGATGTTTTATCAACCAATCTGGGGAATGTTCAAAAGTTTGTGAAAGTTGTACGAACTGTGAAGATTGTAACCATTTTAAATGCTATAAAACTGCTGATGATTGTAAACAAACTCTTCCCAAAAAGAAAAGTAAAAGTGATTCATCCGGTAGTAATAAAAGTGATTCACCCGGTAGTAATAGAGCTCAATCTGCTAATTCTTTGGCTTCACAAGCTTCTGACTTTATAAAAAGTACACATGGAAAAATAATTATTGTAATTATTTTATTTTTACTTGTTATTTTAATAGTATGTATTATTATATATTTTGTAAACCACCATTCTAAAACTTCTTTACCCGAGACTTCACCCGCTGTCAATTTTTATAGATACTAGATACTCTAAAAATAAAATTAAAAATACATAATAAATTAATTCCAATAATTTAAAATGGCAAATCTTCTTATCCAAGAATATTCTGACAAGACTTTTGTAGTCAGAGGAGATACAAAACCTTTTAAGGATATTTTGAAAAATATGGGAGGTAAATGGAACTCTAGGCTAAGTGAAAAAGATTCAGATGATAAATTTGGGGCTTGGTTATTCTTTAATTCAAAAAGATCTGAAGTAGATGAGTGGTTCTCAAAAGGATGTACTAATGATACAAGTTCTGTTACAAGTGCTACATCTAACAAAATTAGTTACAGTCCAAAATCTAATGATTTAGAAAGAATAGAGGCTAAATTAGATAAAATACTAGCGATTCTTGGTAAAACAAATAGTGAATTAGTAGAAGATTTAATAGATGACGATGATTTTAAAACAGTCAAAAAAAGATTATTGTAAATAAATACTTATAAAAATTAAAACATTTTCCATTCTAATAAAATAGAATGGAAAACTTATCAATTCAAACTTCAAATCCCAAACCTTCACAAAACCATAGTACATTTACTAAAATTATTATAATAATAATATTAGTTGTTCTATTGGGTGCAGGAATAGCAGGGGTTATATTTTTAATAAAGAAAAATACTTCTAGCAATGCTCATGATAGTGATAGTCATGATAAAGATAAGCATGATAAAGATACGCATGATAAAGATAATCATGATAAAGATAAGCATGATAAAGATACGCATGATAAAGATAATCATGATAAAGATAGTCAATCCACAGTACCTACTTTATATCTCCTTCCCGAAGCTAACAAACCAGCTTTTAAAAGACCTGATACTGTGATGTTTAAAACTGATGATGGTAAAGAATATCTAGTTGATCCAGACGTAGTAAAAAATAATTTTTCTAAAATTGCAGTAATAGCCAATACTTCTCAAAGTGGTTGGATAAATATGTATAAAGAGAAAGAAATTCTAAATTTACAAAATGCAACTAATTTACCAATAGAAAAATGGCTATCATTTTATTTTGATATTGATGGACCATTATGTCAATGTAGAGTAGGAGCTTCAACTAAACTACAGAAACAATGTTTCGCTGCTGATGGTAGTGGTGACCCAGGTTATAGTGAAGCTAATTGTTTAAATGATATTAGTATAAATGGTAAAAAACAAAAATCAGTTGTGAATAGAGTATATGATATGTGTAAACAAGTTGGTGATGATTTAGTAGGAATCATGTTCGATGACGAAGAAGGAACACCTACTATGATTGTACAAGCTATGGAAGCAGTTAAAGATATGTGGGATAAGACTCATACTAAAAAACTAAAATTAGGTTGGAGTTTAGAAGTACGAAGTGGTTTAAAGGATCGTCCTCGTGATGTTGATGGTAAGTATACTTGGGATATATCTTTAGGTCAAGCTTATACTGACCAAACTACAGATCTTTATAATGGAGATTGTACGGTAGATTATAATAAATGGTGGAAAAATATAGGATATAGATTAAAAGGTCAAAAGGCTTCAAAGGGCATTCCAATGGTATGTGGGGCAGGTAATTGTATTGGAGATGATAATAAATGTATTGATGAAAGACTTTCAGGACAAATAATAAGTAACTTAATTGCAAACAGACCAAAAGATTTTGAATGGAAAAATTTTGGAATTTGGTATGGTACATATCCTAAAAAAGGTAAGATTTATCCATCGAAAGAAAAAACGAAACATTGTTATAATCAAGACTTTTGTGGCAAGTGTAGAGTAGGATGCTGTAAAGATTGGGAGCTTATGCAATCTGGGGGTAAAAATAATCCTGAACTAAGTAAATGCCCTAGTTAGTTTTCTTCTTAGGTGGTTTAGGTTTTGCCTTAAAATTTTTATATACTTCAAAAACTAAAACCCCAATTATTACAAAACCAATTAAATAAATTATTCCTTTTGCCATTGGTCCTATTATAGGTATATAAGAAAGAAAATGGACAATAATAACTAATAATATTATTGAAATTAAGCCTATAGCAACCATTTTTATTATTTGACCTGTATTTAATTTATTACAGTATTTGTAAGAATCATCAAAGCAGTTTTCATCTTTTAATTGGTTACAATTAAAAGTGTTTTTCTTTGGATCCTTAATAGTACCATTAGTACATTTAATACTCATTTAATATAAAGCCAAATAAAATTAATTTATAATTTAAAATTGATTTTAAAGAGCTAATAATCTATTATTATATAGAATGGGAATTACTCACTTTTTTCACTGGTTCAAAACCAACTTTAATAATAACATAAAAGAATTGTCCAAAGGTCAAAATATGAAAGGTATAGATGTAGAAATAGATAATTTTCTTATAGATTTAAATGGTTTATTTCATGCTAGTACACAAAAAATATACCAATATGGAAATCATGCTCCTCGTGATAAAAAATTTAGAAAAAATATTAGGGGTTTGAAAGCCCAGCTTATGGTATTTGAAGATGTATGTAAAACTATACTTAACTTAGTAGATATAGTTAATCCTAACAAGAGGTTAATATTGTGTACTGACGGGGTGGCACCTGTAGCAAAGCAATGCCAGCAAAGACAGCGTCGTTTTAGAGCAGCTAAAGAGCAACACGAAATAATGTCTTTTAATAGTAATTGTATAACTCCAGGTACTAAGTTTATGGATTATTTATCGAAATACATAGATTGGTTTATTCGTAAAGAAATGAATACTAATTCTGCATGGCAGAATTTAGAGATTATTTTTTCTAATGAGAAATCTCCATCAGAAGGCGAGCATAAAGCGGCTCAATATATTCGTAAGTATGGATCAGATTTTGAAACTTACTGTTTTCAGGGAATGGATGCTGATCTAATCATGTTAGCATTAGCAACTCAAAAAAGAAACTTTTATATTCTAAGGGAAGATATATATAATCCATCAAATGAGTATTTTTGTATAAACATAGGTAGTTTTAGGGAAGAACTTGTAGATAAGCTAACGTGGGAGCATGAATCTATACCTTTTAATGAAGAAGTTGCTATTACTGATTTTGTTTTTATATGTTTTATGGTGGGTAATGATTTTTTACCCCATTTACCTTGTATCTCTATTATAGATGGAGGTATTGAAGTTTTATTAGAGTTATACAGAGTTGTAGGTTCTAACTATGGGCATTTAACTTGTGAACATAATAATAAAGTTGTTTTCAATAAAAAATCATTAAAAGTTTATTTACAGAATATTGGAATGTTTGAAAAAGATATTTTTGAGTATAAATTATCTAAAAAAGAATCGTGGTTCCCAGAAAAATTATTATCAGACAATTCTTCGCAGATAGATGAAAAGTGGGAAGTTGATATAAATTCATATAAAAAATCATATATGAATACAAAGTTTCCTGGTAACACAAACCAAGAAATATCTCATGAATATCTTACTGGTTTACAATGGGTATTATCCTATTACACGAGAGGAGTGCCTAGTTGGGAATGGAGTTATAAGCATTATTACGCTCCACCAGCTAGTATTCTTGCGGAGCATGTTGATTCTTATAAATTTATTAATTTTCCTTCTACAAGACCATTTAATCCTCTTTTACAACTATTGTGTGTATTACCTCCTAAAAGTGCTGATTTACTCCCACCAGAAATTCGACATGTTCTTGTAGATGAAAAATCTAAGTTTCATAAATATTGTCCTGATGAATTTGTTATTGATATAGAAGGTAAAAGTAGAGAATGGCAAGGAATAGTTATTTTACCTATTATTGATCTAGAATTAATAAAAAACATCTACTTTGAAGAATCTAAAAAGATAGGGGAACAAGCTTTAAGATTGAACAGGCTGGGAAAAACTTTTAGATATAAATATGATAAGAAATTTAGTAGAGATTTTAATTCTTACTATGGCAATATTGAAAATTCTAATGTATGTACAGAAATGTTTATAATTTAATAAATAAATTTAAAATTATAGCTTTTCTTTTAAAAAATTAAAAGAAAACCATTATGAATATATTTTTTTTACATTTTGACCAACGAATATGTGCAATGTGGCATTTAGATAAACATGTTGTAAAAATGGTACTTGAAACACTACAAATGTTATGTGCAGTTTGGCATATTAGTGATTCTGAACATGACATTTTTACTCCTCCCTATAAATTGGCTCATAAAAATCATCCTTGTACAGTTTGGGCAAGGGAATCTTTAGATAACTACAATTGGTTAATGATCTTAGGAACAGAATTATGTAAAGAATATACTTATCGTTATGGTAAAGTACATTCATGTGAAAAACATTTTTATGAAATGATGAAGTTTACACCACCTATTCCTTCTATAGGATTTACTAATCCGGCTCAAGCCATGCCTGATAAATACAAGGATAAGGATCCTGTAGTTGCATACAGACATTACTATTTTTTTGAGAAAAGTAGTATTCATTCTTGGAAAGGAAAAATTAACGGTAGAGATGTTCCTATTTGGGTTATGGAATTTGAGCAATTATTTGAATAAAGTGTCCTTAATATCTAAATATTCTAAAAATACTTTATTAGGCATGTTTTTAAGAAACCATTCTTTTGAATAGGTATCATTTGAATGGTTATGAATATCCTCGCTTAGATTATTTATATTAAATAGTAATAAATCATTTTTACCACCAAAAATACAACTATCAGGATTTTCATTTGAATATTCTAGCAAAGTTTCTATATAGTCTTCCCCATAAATCTTATTCTTGATAGGAATTATTATTACATTACTACTTTTTTCTTTTAGTATTGCTGGAATGATATTATTTCCATAGCAATAATCTGTTTCACTTGGGATTAATTGAGATGTATAATCGATGTATTTGGGTATAGTTTTATTAATTTTATCATTTGTAAATATTAATATTGAGTCTATTTTTATAGTTTGATCTAGTATAGAATTTATAACAGGTTTTAAGTTTTCTTTGAATGGATCATAAGAAAACATACTTATCACTATTTTATCATCTTTAAAGTGATTAGATTTTGATTTCTCACTATATTTTTCTGCTAAATTTTTAGTTTCTTTAAAGTGAACTGAAATATATCTAATTATTCCAAAATAAGATAGTATTAATGTAAATAATGTGATTATAGAGATAATTATGGATAATACTAATAAACATTTTTTCATTTATTAATATAAAATATGTTTTACAATTTTCTTAAAATTAAAGATAAATCTTTTAATTATATAAAAAATGGAAAATTTATCAAATATAACAAAACTTTTAATGGAATGGTCATTAAAAAATGAAGAATGGTTCTTGGTTGTATTGTTGTTTGAACATATGAAAATAGGAATACCAAATAAGTTTTTGTATAAATTACCACAAAAGAAAAATCAGAATACATATGATGCACTTACTAATAAGGATGAGACAATATTATTTCATAATAATTCATCTTTGCTCCAACATTTATTACTTTCATTTAAGTTTTGTAAATGGACTAAATTAGATGAATGGGATGGATTATATGGTTATCGATATCTACGATTATAACCCCTATTTGATCTTTTATAAACCACTTTTATTGGATTATCCTTGTTAATTTTTTTAATAAAAAGATAGATAGCATAAATTAATAACGCTAAAGCTACAAAAGTAAAAAATATATACATACATATTTTAAACCCTATTTTAAAATAGGATTTATAGGTATCACTGTAAAATTTCTTATAATAATCTATATTTTTATCAGATGATTTAGGATACATTTTTTGCATCCATTTAATATCAACTTGGGATAGTCTAAGATTCTGATGTGTTCCATATCCTTCTTTAACTATACATGCTGGGAAAAAGTAAAGCATAATGGAATTTGGATCAAAAGTACTTCCATTTATCTGATTAGTTTTATATGCATTAATTATATTGTTGTCTGTTTGTTTTTTCCCCCAACCTTGTGTACTTAATGCCCACTCCTCTACAACTGGTACATTCCAATCTATTTGTTTACCTCTAGGGTTTTGATGTTCATGAATCATACCTAACATATGACCAAATTCATGTAATATAGTTCCAACATCGAACCACCCAAAATTTATAGTAGCTTCTCCATTTTTTTTAGTAAGAGCATCTGTTCCTACTAAAGACCACGATCCCTTAGTTGGATCAAAAGATATTCTGATATTGGCATCTTTTACATCTTCGACAAATTTAATATCTAAATTTACCAAAGGTAACCATCTTTCATTAAAAATTCTTTTGACCATTTCTTTAATATTTTTAGGATTTTCCTTATCAAATTGGTATTGTAGAGGATCTACTTTTCCTTGAAATGGAGGGTCTATAGTTTTATTAATATCAGGAAATTTTTGTTGGAGGGAAGCGCATTGGTTAGCTTCACCTTGTTTATGTTGATTGGGATCAGATAATTGTGAAGCGTTGCTACAAGTATAACTATCACCACACGTAGGATTTTCTAAAAATCCTATTCTTATTTTTTGACCAGAGCTCCATAATTTAGACTTCCAAAAAGCAGCCTTAAGGGCTCCTGTGGTAGCTTTTTGGTATTGTTCTTTATGTTCATCTAACACTTGAAGAGCTGCGCATATTTTAATATTTTTATTTGTATCAGACATTTTTATTTAACATAAAAAATAAAGTATAATTAATAAATAAAATGTCAGCAGGCGGAATAAGCTATTCAGGACTAGTAAACCATGGTAAAATTACACTACCCTCAGTAGAAACCTGGGGTAATAACATGAATATTTTAAAAGATCCTCCAAAATCATTATTTACTCGTAAGATTGATAAAGTTGGAGAAACCAGTTCTCTCACAGAGTCAATAGATCAAAGTTCAAATAGAACTTGTGAAGCAGTTCAAGTTTATGCAAGAGGTGTTAACCCTTTTACTAGTGTTTCTTATACAAACCAAGGTAATAATGGGGGTCAACGTTCAGGAGGTATAACCAGTGGGATTAACCCAGGACAATCGGCTAAATTACCATACACAATTATGCGTGATGGTTCATTTCGTCCACCAATACAGAGACAAGAGCAATTATTACCTCTTTCTCGTTTACCCAGAAATGTTACACACGCTACAACAACTCCTGGTTTTGTTGATTTTTCCAAAAAAATGAGAACGTGTGGAACTGCTATACAAACAAAAGAAGTAAAAAACAAAATTATCTACACTAATGTTAAACCCACAGCTAGCTATAAATTAGATAAACCAATAGTTGAACCATTTCATTTAATTAAACAATCCACACAACCTATAATGAATATTTCAGCTTGCTCTGGCGTAAAAACATTAGATATTACTGATCAGCATGTTGGTACTCCTACTAAAGAAATCAACATGGATAATTTACATGTTGATGCGAAAGCTAATGTGAGTCAAAATAAACATATAAATAATAATCATTTAGAAACTGATAGGTATTTACAGGATGTTTATTACAAGAAGGTTTTAAGTTTACCCGTTTCTAATCAAGTAGACCTACCAACACAACTATTAGAAACAGATAGATTCTTACAAGATGCTTATCAATTGAATGTTGATAGCAAGCAAACTTCTAATCAAGTAGATTTACCAAAACAGTTATTAGAAACTGATCGTTTCTTACAAGATAATCCACTTGGTTTTAATGTAGAAAGTAAACAATCAACACAAAAATATTGTGGTCCTACTCAAACCTTAGAAACAGATAGATTTGTCCAAGAAGTAAATACAAGCAATGTAAGTAGTAAACAATCTTCTAATTTACATCACACCTCAATAGAGGATGTTTTGGATTTATCGGATTTACCAATTCACAATAATGTAATGTTATTAGAAGCTGAAGCTGCTCATAGTGGGCACGAGAAAAATAATTATATTCATGATGATATTGAACTTAGCCGAACAATGCCTGAATATCAAGCTACAACTAATTTAGGAGATAGTAAAATATTCAAGAGAATAGAAGCTGAAAATGAAATAGTGAAAGAACGTAATATTCCTGTAACTGAATTTAAAACAAATCATATAGCAAAAGGAAATTCTGATCATGGTTCTAGACAAGCATATCTGGCTGAAAAGATTAAACCTGGAGGTTTCTGTAATTCAGGTATAATACCTAATAAAGACAGGGTTAATCATGGAATTACAAATTCTAGATCTGGTGTTTCAGATAAATTAAAGATAAACCAATTAGCTAACGAAGCAATGATGGCAAAGTTTTCTCAACAAGCCCCATTTAAATAATTTTTTGTTATAAATTTTTAAAAATATATAATAACAAAAATGACAAAAAAAGAAGAAATGTTTGTCATAGAAAAGCTTAAATGTGAAAAAATAGTTAAGTATATGGACAAATTTGATTTAAAACCCAATAATTTATCTATGAATTATATACATGACATACTAAATTCATCCTGTAATAATGGAATTTCAATGTTAGCTATTTCGGTGATAGTTAAATATTTTTTTTCAGAGAATTTAGTTAATAATTTTTTGTTAGAAATTGAAAGTAAAGTAATTGATGAAGGCAGGACAAGCAAAATTATGAAAGGATTTATATTTGATAATAAATTTCCAGTTATCCTTAAAGCATTTAAACCTATATATCCAGAATTTTATATACTTAGAGAGTTATTAATTGGAACTAAGTATCTAAATAGATTAAGAATCTTAGTACCTAATTTTGTTTACACTTATTCAGAAATTACAATTTCTAATAAACTATCTTCTGATTATAATATACAAAAAAAGGTATTAGTACTAGAAAAAGTTGATGGTGAAAAGTTATCCGATTTACTTAAAGCGGAGAGTCTTAGCTTTAATGAATGGTTAAATATATTTTGTCAAATACTACTTGCTTTAGAAGTTGCTCAAAGAGAATTTAGGTTTACCCATTTTGATTTACACTGCCAAAATATAATAGTTAGAAAAGTAAATTGTAACTATAATGTAATACTAGATGATCACGTATTTTGTGTATCTAATAATAATTTACCCGTGATAATAGATTTTGGTACTTCTTGTATTAAGGATAATGATTTTTTTCTAGGTGCCCATGATTATAAAAAATATGGGATGTTAAATTTTAGTATACCAGGGCAAGACATGTATAAATTATTAGTAAATTGTTTAATTTATGCAAAAAATACTAGTATATTTGGTTCAATATCAAGATTATTGTATTTTTACGGTAGTAATGATCCGTATAAAATATTATCTGATAATAATGCTCTTGAAATAGCTGATAAAGAATATTGTAAAAATATTTCTTACAGTAGTTGTGCTAGTTATACTCCGCATTTATTTCTATCATGGATTTTGAGAAAATATAATGTAGATAGTATAAGCATTAAAAATCGTTGTATTTTAAAATTTCAACATGAAAGTTTTTATACTATCTTGGGAAATATAGTAAATCAAAGTAGTATTGTTAAAAAAATTTTGGACGATATAATCAAAGATATAGATTATGAAACTGATAGTTATATGAATAACAGGTATAATTTAGAAACATTATCTTATTTACCACATAATCTTTTAGAATATATAGATGAACTAAATGATAAATTAGATAAAAAACATTATTTGAAAGATATAGACAGGTATTTGTTGGATAAATATTTCAGTTTAGATACTCCTCTTTCAGAAGATAAATTTTTACCTTTTGTTTCTAAAATATTAAAGGTAAAATTATTAAATAGCTCACCGGAATCTAAAAAAGAAATTTATGAAGAATTGGAGGTTGTTTTAGAATTTGAAAAAAAATTTGTAGCTTATTTTGAGTTATATTATATTGTGAAAGAATTAAATCTTGATGGATTTTATAATGATTGGTCTAAAAAGTTTTTAAAGTCAAGTTCTTATAATTTCTATACTTCTCATATAGAAAAGATTAATCAAATTAAAAGGTGGTCGGAAACATTAATAACTACTATTTATTAATAAAAATCTTAATATAAAAGATTTACAAAAATTATGAATGATTTTGATAACATACCTTTAGTTTCTCAACCTTCAAGAATAAATATTCCTCTTTATAAACATCAACTTTCCAGTATTTATATGATGGAAAATTTAGAGGAAGAGCAGATAGTATATTGTTCAAGTGGATTAATTAAACATACAAAAATAGGAATAAATAGTGACTGCACTGGTTATGGAAAAACTTTGTCTATTTTAGGATTAATTGCTAGAGATAGAATGGTTTGGGACTTATCAATACCTCATGTATTAGAAAATATCCAAACTGAGTCTGCCGGACTTATAACTAACAGAAAAATTGAAAGATATGAAAGAATAAATTCTAATTTAGTTCTAGTATCTTCATCATTAATACATCAATGGGAAAATGAATTAAAAAATACTACTTTAAAATATTTAATTTTAGCTAGTAAGAAAAAAATTGAAGAAATAAATTTTTCATTATATGATGTAGTTCTGGTACTTCCTTCTATATATAATTATCTAATGCAAGTTAATAAAAATGCATGGAAAAGATTTATTTATGATGAACCCGGACATTTAAGAGTTACGAGTATGAAAAAAGTAATCGCAGGGTTTTACTGGTTAGTAACAGCTACTCCTGAACAAATAATTTGTCAGCATAAAAATTGCCGAGAAAGTTTTATGAAAAAAATTTTAGTTGATGATGGCATTACATCAATTCAAGAACAGTTTAGAGGAATGATAATAAAAAATAATGATGAATTCGTCAAAGCTTCGTTTAATATGCCTCAGACATTTGAATTTTATCATAATTGTTACCAACCTATCTTAAATACTTTGTGTGGGGTTGTTAACACTACCTTACGTGATTTAATAGAATCGGGTAATATACAAGGGGCAATTAATCATTTAGGTGGTGCTACTAAAAATTTGGTAGAGTTAGTTAAGCAAGATAAATTAAATAAACTTGATAAGTTAAACAACTCACGAAATTCTGAACAAAATGAAAAAAAATTAGAAAAAATTCAAGAATCTATATCTCAGATTAATAGCGAACTTGAAGAAATAGAGCAAAAAAGTTTAGAAATGTTAAATGGAACATGTAGTATATGTATGAATGTTTTAGAATCCCCAGTATTAGAAACTAACTGTCAGAATATTTTTTGTGGTAAATGTTTTCTACAATGGCTTAATAAATCCTCAACGTGTCCTTTATGTAGAGTTGATGTTACAAAAGAGAATATAATTTACCTTTCAAACTCTACACAAATTAAAATAGATAAAAAACCTGAATTGAAGATTACACAAATTGAAATGGTAATAAAATTAGTAAATGATAATGCGGAAGGAAAATTTATTATATATTCTTGTAATGACTTAAGTTTCGAACCATTATGTAGAGGATTAGACGAAAACGACGTTACTTATACTTATTTGAAAGGAAATCATAAAGAAAGAGAAAGAAGTTTAGAAAGTTTTAAATATGGAAATGTGAAAGTTATATTTCTAAATACGAACTATAATGGCTCAGGAATTAATTTACAAGAAGCTACAGATATAATAATGTATCATAAAATGTCTGATAGTATAAAACAACAAATAATAGGTCGTGCCAATAGAATTGGTAGGAAAAAATCATTAAATGTTCATTATCTAAAAGTTAACAAATAATAAAATTATAATGAATATTTTTTGTAAAAAAAAATGTTGTAATTTGAAAGTAGTTGAATTTAAACCAAGTTACACTAAAGAAAACAAAATGAAAAAATCTAAAGCTGGTGTTTTTATATTTGATCCTGAAAGTAAAAAAGTTTTATTAGTACAATCACGAGGTAATTTTTGGGGACCACCCAAAGGTACTATGAAATATGGAGAAACGTGGATAACATGTGCTATTAGAGAAGTTTTGGAAGAAACAGGTATCGACGTAGAATCTGAAAATTTTATAAAAGCTACTAGAATTAAAAGTTCTTCAATGTATTTCTTACTACACATGAATGAATGTGAAGTAGAAATACAAGATAAAATCAGTGGAAACGACGCTAATGGTATAGGATGGATAAATATAGATTGTTTATTTAAAATGATAAGTGATGAAGAGATTGCCGTTAATAAACACTGTAAATCATTGATTAAAATTTTTTTAAAAGATTATTTATAAATGATTCATATCATTTATAAATATTTATTCTTAATAGAGAATAACATAATAAGTAATACAATTGACAAAGAGAAAGTTAATATATTAGAAATTTCCCCTACCTGTACATGTAGTTTATTTATATTACAATTTCTTTCAAAAAGAGCTTTATCTTTATATTTATTTTCAGCTTTCTTTATTTTGAAATAAGTCATATAATTATATACAGAAATGGAAATTAACAGAGTTGTTACTAAAATCAATATTAAATATTGTTTATTCATTTATTCCTAAAAATATATTTTATCACTTCTTTTTTATTATTTTTCTCAATATAACGGCTATAAAAAATAGCAATAATACAACTCCCAAAACTATCAAGCCATATCTAATCATAGGGTTATTTAATCCTATTTCCGAGGATGGTAACACTACTTTAGATCTTGGTGTTTCTAAATTATTAGAAGCACTACTATTTGTATTGTCCTTTATTTCTTTTTTAGGAGAATTGATATCACCTGGAAGGCCGGAGAATCGTACATTTCCCATATATTGTGGATCAGGATATCCATACCAATTTGAAACAAGCGTCACTACATAATATCCCGTCTTTTCAAAATAGTTAGGTCTACAATTAGGAGTCTGAGAACTTGGTGATACAATTCCTCCAATTGGCTTTAAATCATACATCATGTTAGTACCTGATATATCAGCTTTAATAACATTTTTATTACGTTTAATCAATTGCAAAAAATCTTTATCAGGTTTAATGTAAATCATTGGTACATAATTATTTGAATTAGTACTAGATATTACGGCATCCCAACGCATAATACTATAATTACTCATTTATGTTATACATACATTTTTAAAAAACTAATTAATCTTCGTAAGTTTAAAGAATTATTATAATCAAAAAAAATGTCAATTAAAACACAAATAGATGAATTGGATAAAATTCAAATTGAAATAAAAAGGAACAATTCCATAAATAAAACTCTTAGACAAAGAGCTAACGAAATTGAAGCAAATATTTCTGCCTACTTACATGAAAAAAATGAACCAGGTTTAAAATACAATGGTAAAGCTATAATTGTTGAAAATAGAGAAAAAAGAAGCCAAAAATCTAAAAAAGATAAAAGAGATGATGTGGTATCTTATCTAGAAAATCTAGGCTTAGATGATCCAAGTACTATTTATGAAAAGATATTAGATGTACAAAAAAGATCTCCTAAAGCCGAAACCAAGATTAAAGTTAAAAAACTTAAAAATGCTTATTAAAATTAAAATTAAAATTAACTTTTATAAAAACATAGATTTTTTATAAAAAATGACAACTACTTCCCACTTTCAGGTAAAACCAGATTTTTATAACTCTAAAAAAGAATGCGAAAATAAATCATATCAGGAATCTAATCAATCTAATACAAGATATAAGAATTTTAAGCAAACTCATTTTACTGCTGGTGATGAAGAACAATTCATACAATATATGGAAGATAGAAATAGTAATATAGAGATAACCGAGGTTGATCTTACTAATAATTTATTTTTAAATACAAAATTTGAGTTCTGGGATAAGTTTCAAAATTTAGAAGCAGATTCTATTTTTCATACGTTTAGATATATCTTTAATAAATTCAAAAAAGGAGTTTATATAAAAATAGCTAACAATAAACTTAAAGTATTCCTTCCTTTCTCTAATCCTAATTATATCAACGAATGGTCTAGTAAGATAAAAATAGATACTGCTAAGTATACAAGTATAGAGAAGTTCTTAGAAACAATTTGTATAAATGAGGGAAGAAAATACTATCCTAATAGAATAAATAAAAACGTAAACGAATGGTTTGGAAATAATTCTCTTGTTAGATATGAATACCCTATTTCTGAAGGTGAAAAAACTATTAGTCTAGTTAAAGTTATGTTTGAAGAACTTTGTAAGCATCGTACTATTCCCAATATCTCTTTCTTCTATAATAGAAGAGACTTCCCTTTATTAACTAAAGATGAAACAGAACCGTATAATCATATGTGGGGAACTAAAAATCTTAAACTTCTCTCTCACAACTACCCTTCCTATTGTCCAATACTTTCAGGTTCATCTAGTGAAAGGTTTGCAGATATACTTATTCCTACATGGTATGATTGGGCTAGAGTAGAAAATTTTGAAAATAAATGGTATAAGGGAACTTGCAGAGATTATAATTATAATTTTAACCAAAATTGGTTATCTAAAAAACCAACGGCGGTATTTAGAGGAAGTACGACCGGTTCAGGGGTAGATGAGGAAACTAATTCTAGATTAAAAGCATGTTTGATTAGTTCTAAATTAAGACAAGAAAACGAGTATTTAGATGTAGGTATTACAAAATGGAATCTTAGACCTAGAAAAAATGAATCTTCCGATTATTTAGAAACAATTGATATCAATAAATTACCTTTTAAATTATCAAATACTTTAAGTCCTGAAGAACAATCTAATTATAAATATATTCTAAATATTGACGGTCATGTAGCAGCATATAGATTATCAGTTGAATTATCTATGTACAGTGTTGTATTATTAGTACAGTCAGATTGGAAATTATGGTATTCAGATAGATTAATCCCTTATAAACACTATGTACCTATAAAGAGTGATTTATCGGATTTAGTTGACCAAATAAAGTGGTGTAGGGAAAATGATGAATTATGCGAAGAAATATCTAAAAATGCTAGAAAATTTTATGAACTTTATTTGAATAAAAAAGGGATTTTTGATTATCTTCAAAAAATGATAGTAGACTTAAAAAGTCACACTGGATATTATCTCTATAATTCTTTAAGTATTACTGATACTCTTATTCAATACGAATATTCACAGTTAGATTTTTCTTTCCCATATATTGACCAAGAGCCTCTTGATATCAATCTTGTAAATATAGGAAGAACGCATGGGGAGTTGCTAGCTGTAGAATGGCTAGTTAGGAGACTAATAAAAGAGAAAAAGATTAATATTTTTTTAGAAGACCAAGATTTAATATTTGAAAATAAACTAGGAAAAGTTACTTACAAAAAGTTATTAAATTTTAATTTTGCCATAAAAACTACTAGTGAGAGTATAAAAATTAAGGAGCATATTCATGAAACATTTATTGGTACTAAAATCACCAATTCATTATCCAATATTATTCCTAATTTTGTATATGTTTTTGGTCTTTTTAAAGAAAATAATACTTATAATGTTATTACAGAAAAAATAGATGGTGAAACACTTTTTAGTTACTTAAGAAGTAAAGAATTTAAAGTTGAAACTTTTTTATTTATTTTAATTCAAATATTTTTATCTTTACAGGTTGCTCAGAATCAATACGGGTTTGTTCATTATGATCTAACTCCTTGGAATATAATGCTAAAGAAACAATTAACTAGTTCTAAGATAGATTATTTAATAAATTATAATACTATTTTTCATGTTAATAGTGATATTATTCCAGTAATCATAGATTATGGTAAATCACACGGTATATATAATGATGTTCATCACGGGTTTGTAAAACCTTTTGCTATGAGTACTTGTCAAGATTACTTAACATTACTATTAAATTCGGTTAATATAATCTTAACTAACCAAAATTTATCTAAATCAGAAATTAAGAACATGTTTATACTATCAAATTTTATAAGTAATACTAAATATAGACCCACTAATTTTAATACAGTTATAGAACTTAAAAATTTCTGTAGAATGTATAAAAAGTATTCTAACTTACTAGATAATAATAAATATGAACTTGAGGAGTTATCACCTTTAGATTTCGTAAATTACATATTAAAAAATATTACTTCTTATAAGTTCAGTATATATAAATCAAGTAATTTAGAAGTTACTATTCCATATGAAAATCCTAACCAAATTTATAATTTCTTTTATAACAAATATGATATTTCTAATTTTTGTATTAATTTTATAGAAGATTTAGTAAATAATTCTCCACAACCAACAAATAACTGTATTTTTAACTACTATATTCTACATAAAATTCTTTTCACCACTAATAATTTATTTTTGAAAGCTGTTAATGAAACTAACCAAACTGAATTAGAAAAAATACATGGTATTCATATAGAAAAATTAAAACAAAAATACTTATGTCATAGCAATTATACTTTATCTATGGACTGTTTCAAACAAACTGATATTAGTTTATACGATGATTTAATTTTTATTCAACCCAAAAAAGTACTAAAAATTTTATCTGATAATAAAAACATAGTTTCTTTCCACGAATACAGGGAAATGATTTTGCTCCTATATTTAAATAAAGATAAATACGATTTCATAGATCAAACTATATTCGAAGATAAAAACATATTAAAACTATTAAAATCTAATATCTTTAAGCATATAAGATATATTTGTGACATAGAATCATTACAAATTTTGTCTAACCTAATTTATACTCAAGATTTACGTTGGTTAGAATCAAAAATTAAACATTTATCTAACGTACCCGATTATTGTAAAAATTATATATATGATTATAATAGAATTATTTAATAAAATTTTTTTTTATAGATTTTAATTCTCTGTATTAATAATAAATGTTCGATAGTAAATTTTATACTACAATGGTTTCACTGGTTGTAGCCGTTGTTTTAATCTGTAATTACAACCCTAAAAAGAAAGAAGATATAACTGAAGGTTTTGTAAGTGGTACAATTACTCATAGAGTTTCACCAAGCTCATATGAAAGCACCCCTCAATTACAACAACAGATAAGCGCAGGGGGCATTAGTTCTCAAAAACAGCTACAATCAGCACCAACTGCAAGATTTATTAATACAGGAATGCCAGCAGAATTAAACTATTCATTGAAAGGAAGTGGTTGTGGTAATTTCATGGCAAGCTGTGGGGATAATTCGCTAACCGGTAATAGTAAACCACATTCTGTTGAAGGTTTTACAAATATGGTAAGAGAAGATTATGTAAAACAAGCATGCGCTCCTTGCCAACAACAAGGAGAACAATACATGGCTGAACCTGTTATGCCTGCTAACTGGGCAGCTGGTAACTATAACACGGTAGAAGCACAACTTGGTGGATTACCCGATGCATCCAGTACTCTTCCTGTTACCGGGATGGATCAAATTAATCAATTAGGTGAAGAAACTTCAGTTATTAACATTGACAGACTTATTTATGCCAATAGAAATAGTCGTCTTCGTGGTTTAGGAGATCCTATTCGTGGAGATTTACCAATTGTGCCATGTCAAGCTGAATGGTTTAGGCCTTCCGTTAACGTAGCAACAGATCTTCAACAAGGAGCATTATCTGTAATGGGAGGAATGGACGGACACCAACAGACTGCACTCACAAATCTTATTAATTCTCAAACACGTGGTACAACTACTACAGTTGCTGGTATT